TTAGCCGTTAAGTTTAACTGCCAGACCTGCGACATATTCCCCTTGATAACGAGCAATAGACAGTTCTTCCTGGCTGGGCTGGCGTGAACCGTCACCGCCTGCGATGGTGGTTGCGCCGTACGGCGTACCGCCGCGAACCTGTGAAACGTCAAATAATTCCTGCGCTGCGTAGCCAATAGGGACAATTACCATGCCGTGATGCGCAAGGGTCGTCCAGGTGGATGTGATGGTTTGTTCCTGACCGCCGCCAGTACCGGTGGAACTAAAGACGCTCGCCAGTTTTCCGTATAGTGCGCCGGAAGCCCACAGGCCGCCCGTCTGGTCGAGGAAGGTACGCATTTGACCGGACATGTTGCCAAAGCGGGTAGGTGTACCAAAAATAATGGCGTCGTAATCGGCCAGTTCTTGCGGGGTTGCAACCGGTGCAGTTTGCGTTTTACCGCCTGCTTTTTCAAATAATTGCGGCGGCATGGTTTCCGGTACACGCTTAACGACAACTTCAGCGCCATCCACTTTGCTTGCACCCTCAGCGACTGCGCGTGCCATCGTTTCAACATGTCTAAGGATATGGTTTATCATTTTGAAAAATATAATTTTATTTCATCCTCCTGATCACTTTGGGGCACGTCTGGGGCGCGGGAATTAAGGATATTATTCAACATAGCTACCTGAGTCACGCTGCACTCAGGCATCCATGCACCATAAACATTGTAGACCATGCTGGCGCTGGAGTGCCCCATCTGTGACGCAATAAATGTCGGGTTTGCTCCGGCAGATAAAGCCCAGCACGCATAGGTATGGCGTGACTGATACGCTTTACGGGATCGGATACCCGCTCTTTTTATTGCTGAATCCCATGTCGCTCCGATGGAGCTTACCGCGTAGTTAATACCCGCCTTGTGATTCTTGCGAACGATTTGCGGACAGAAAACAAAAGTGCACTCGTGCAAAATTGTTCTTCCGTACTCGCGTAATTGAACAGTGATCTGATGCTGCCTGCTAAGACGAGTAAGCATCGCCTGGTTTTTAAGTGCTTCAATTGCTGGTGCCAGAAGATGTATAACCCGGTTAGTGCCTGCGTCGGTCTTTGGTAGCGTAAAATCACCTATTTTTGTAAAATTTCGTCGCACTGTTATCGTGCCAGCTTTCAGGTCGATATCCTCCCATGCAAGTGCGGCAATTTCACCGTGTCGCATCCCTGTAAAAACAGCCACTGTCCAGAGGTTTTTGGTCTGTTGATGATGGCAGGCATCAATGAGACGGCTAAACTCATCTCTGGTCAGTGGATCCGGCACTGGTTTTGATTTCCTCAGCGGTGTTATTGAATTAAACGGGTTTTTCTCCAGATACCCGTTTTCGGCGGCAAAGCTGAACATTCCGGCTGTTGTTGTCATGTAATAGTTCACTGTGGGTACGGTTCTTCCTTTTTGGGACGTGCTGGTTTTCCTGCTTCCCTTTTCCCCGGTCAGTAAATCTTTCCTGATAAACAGCAGATCTTCTTTTGTAATCGATGACGCCAGCCTGCCAGGACCAAGTCTCGGTAGCATATTTTTCATCACTGATTGATAACGATTTAAGGCGTTACTACTGATTTCCATTGCTTTCAGAGTAAGCCATTTCTGTGCCAGTTCACCGACGGTGATATCTTTTTTTACCAGGCCAAATAGCTTCAGGTTAGGTGAGTCAGGGAATCGCTCGGCATAATCAAACGTTCCCGTTCTGATTGCAAAGCAGACAGAAGCCCTTAACTCACCAGCGATCTTTCTGTTTTTCGGAGTATCGGGCACGCGAAGATTTTCGCGCACTCGTTTACCCCTGTACTTAAACGTTATTCGGAGTTTTCCTCCGTGATTTTCAACGCCGGCTGGATAGGCTGAATTCGCCATTGTTCCTCCTGCGTCCAAGAGCACGCTCAGGTTATACTCTTATGGACAAGAATTAAACATCCTGAGATGGTAAGGGTTGGTTTTTGATCCAAGTGTTGATGGTAGGAAGGTGATAGAGACATTCGCTGTTTTTCTTTGGCGTTCCGTCGGGGGCGATTTGTTTATATTCTCTGCCGTTCATCCACGCACTGTCCCTGGCGCGTAATATTGTTCCTTTTCTCAGGCCTGTTACAGCCATTAAAAGCTCCAGTGTTACCCATTCATTCGCATTTATCTGTACAACAGGTGTGATGACTGGCTGAATGCCATGGTTATGTTGGTTTACTAACTCGCGCATAAGTTGCCTCTGCATGTGTAAGAAAAAACCGCCCGAAGGCGGTTGTCAGTTGATTGATGTACGGCGCATTTTTCGAAGGCTGGCAATATGCTTTTCCTTCTCAATTTCCGCTTTAATCATATGCAGTTCGTTGTGCTCGATTCGCTCAAATTCTTCATTAAATGCACTAATTGAAGTGGCTCTGGTTCTGCCGTCGAGCCTTCGGTAGATCACCTGAGTCAGAGTTACCTTGCATATTTCTACCGGATAGTTGTTGGCATCAACGAAAGACTGCCCGCGCTGGATCAGGACGAACACTGGTTGTATTCCTTGAGTGCCATATCATAAACACGGCATGCCGAGAGGTGTGTTGTAGTCAACGTCGTTCGTATCCTGAAAAGTCCATGTGTTGTGACGGTAACTTCCGGGGCTTTGAGTTTCACTGCATCAACGATATGCTGATGTTTGCGCCTTTCGAATATAGAGCTGGATATAACCACACTTGCTGTTAAACCGTAACTTTCAAATGTGATTTTCATGTCATTATCCTCGCAGTTAGCCGGGCAACAAAAATAAATAATGTTGTTCCTGCGAATAACAGGATACCGCCCGTCATTAGAGAAAGGAAAAACAATATTAATGTACGCGGGTTGTTTCTCAAAATATTCTCTCTGTGATTCGCTCACTCTGACAATTCGTTGATCAAGTCACGGTATTTATTCAGTTCTTGCAACGCCTTACATGCACCCTCCCATCGTTTCTGTTTCCGCCCGGCGCGGCGCGCTTCTTTCCGTGATTTACGTAGCAGGTCACCTATAATGTTGTGCTGCACTGGCTGCACTGGCTGCACTGGCTGCACTGGCTGCACTGGCTGCACTGGCTGCACTGGGGCGATATTTGGTTTTTTGTCCACTTCCCTTGCAACTGCCTGCCAGATGCCATTTTTTACAGTTACTACCCCCTGGTTTTTTAACTTCCATAGAGTGTCAATAACGTCATTCAAATCAATATTGAGACCTTTAGAAATACTTTCGGCTGATGCTTTTCCTAATTTGTTCAATTCTGTGAGCACTGCGTTCATTTTTTTCTCCTGATATTTTAATGTCGGTGGGGCTGTTATACGGTTAGTGAGGTGTCAGCTTCTTCTACCAGCTTTTCCAGTTCATCCAGCTTTCGGGAAAGAATTTCACCAAACAGATGAAGTTCTGCATCTGCTGTAATCGGGATTGGAACAAATCGTATTCCACTTCTGGCAAGTTGATTTGCGATTTCCAGACACTGCCTTAATTCAACTGGTGATGCCTTTGTCAACGTCGTTTTTTCGCTCATTGGTTTTCTCCAGAAATTTAACAATACCCGGAACCATCTCAATGGATGGTGTGCCGCATTGGTTACCCCATACATCAAATCCATGCGAGGTGTGGCGGGCGAACAGTTCTATCCGGGGAACATCGCCAAGAAGTTGCACAAGCTTTTCTCGAGCCATATCCGGCTTGCGGGAGTGATCAAGGCGCGGTGCAGTGAATGACTGGATTATTCCGGCGTTAATGCGTTCGGGCAGATTTCCTTTCACTGCAAAAAGGCAGTCTTCGCTGTTAGCGCGAGTGGTGCTACCCATACCCATGACCAGCTTGTCGGTCTGTCTTTTCCCGCATTTGTTCCAGGTTAATCCTTTCATCGTCACCAGACGAAAGCCCCACGCTTCTACAACCTTCAATGCTTCAAGTGGTTGTGTAGGCACCCACCACATAGACAACAGGCAATTATCGGCTGCCAGTTCCCATACCGGGAGGCGGCAGATATCCAGAAGACTCATGACCGGATATTTAAAACTTGCACCGCGTTGACCATCGGTTGCTTTGTCGCGGAATGTCCAGGGGGGATCTGCGTAAATGAGGGTGTATTTTTTCGTCATAGCGCGTTTTCAAACTCATCAATGTAAAGTCCTGCTTTAATCAGTCGGCGACGGCGTTCGGCCTTTTGCACGTATTCCTCGCGACAGTTTTTTGCTGCGTGTTCACGGCTTCTGCGACTGAATGGAGGAACGGCATTGCGTGAGCGAGGTGTGTCACGACGAGGATTTGATTCGAGGGAGAAAAAGCGATCAACGATTCCGGTGTCTGTGGTGAATGGTTCTGAAGCCTTTATTTTCACAACCTTACTGCCCTTTGTCAGGCCGCGAGCTACCTTGTTGAACTCGCAAAGTGAAACACCAAATTTCTCTGCTATTTCACTGCCAGTAACAGGACGACCACGAGACTGAATCATCCAGGTGACGCGTTCTTTTAACCCACGGAAGGCACCGGGCCTTCCAGAACGCCTGTAGAAAGCGATCTGTTTCAAATTTTTGTCTCCAGATATGAAAACCCCGACGGGATGTCGGGGATGGTAGGGGAAGTTACAGGCTTAACGAGAAGCCTTTTCGGGAATTTCGATCTGACAGTCTTGAAATATCCTGTAGCGTGCGGCGCATTTCTTCCGTCAGATGTTTGAAGGCGTTAAATTCAGCGACAGCGGCGTCAACGTTATAGCCCTTGCTGTGTAGCTCGTTGAGGATGCGCATAGTTGGGCTTGGCATATCGAAGAGCACAGAAACGTCCAGGTTAAGAGTTTTTCGATCAACATAGCTCATCATGGAGTATGGGTGATGCTCAGAAAACCACGAGAGAGGGTAGTTGATAGACAGCGTTGATTCTGGAAGCTGAAGTTGTTCTGGAATTTTCTGGCTGAAATAGCAGTCTTCCAGTTTTTCGAACACCTCCCACGCCCGATCGGTTTCGAGCATTTTTGCGTGACGGGCAGCGCCGCGTTCTGTCCAGAGGATGAGGGAGCGAACGTTACGGGCGATTTTCACAGAGTAGTTAAAAGCTACTCTGTGCTTGAACTCACGTAAAGTTTCACCTTCAAGTTTGAAGAAGTGTTTTTCCTCAATGAAACGACCTTTGTTTTCGTGGTGATTCTGGCGAATACGAATAGCTTCTGTGCCGTAAAGGTGCGCCAAAAGTTCGGTAGTGATAACGGGGATCTGCTTGTAAGTAATCGTGGAGAGTGTTTCAACAGAAACTTGAGTTGTCATTATGACGCCCTCGAGTGGTTTCTAAACTATCACCACCGTTAGGTTCGAATCATCGGGTGGTGAGACGTACAGGGTTCGAACTACCGGGAAACCAACCGGCGAGCTTTTCAGCTCCCCTATACGCCCCACCATAATTCAGATGTGCGCGTGCATACGACAATAAAAAACACGCTCGCGGCGTGTCTCTGTCGCGGTTTCTATCCGGGGTTCGAATCCCGACGGTCAACTCGACCGTGCGAAGAATATAATCCCGGATATGTGTTGTCGTCAACAAGTGGCGTGCTATCATCGAATAGTGTTCTATCCTACTCAGTGAGGTTTAACATGCGTACAACCCAACAATTCAGCATTACATTAACCAACGAAATGGCTGACATGGTGCGCGCCCGTGTGGCTTCCGGTGCATACGCTTCAGAAAGCGAAGTTATTCGTGAAGGGCTTCGTGCACTGAATGAACGCGACAAAGCAATGGAAGCGTGGTTAATACACTCAGCCGCGCCGCCACTCGACGCTATTCGTGAGAACCCAGGCAAAGGGCACTCCATTTCACAGGTTCGCTCTGAGATTCGCGCCCGGAAGTAATCTGCATGGCATATGAAGTGCCACACTAACAAACTGCTCCAGGTATGGGAATAGTGTCACTTGCAGCACCTATTAGAGATCCGATAATGAACATCATAGCAAGGTTCTTTTATTTGATAATTTTCTGCATGGCAACATCAGGATGCACTACCACTACGAAAATAAATCGCGGAGATGAAAAGGAACAGTACATCATTGCCTGTGGTGCCGCTACACCATGGGGAGTATGCTATGATAAAGCCAATGCCCTATGTAAAAATGGATATAAAGACATTTTAAAGGAACAGGGATTTAACAGGAAAGAATTAACCATTGAGTGTAAATAAGGCCATCATTTGCAACGTTGAAAAAATTCGCCCGTGCTACAGGGGAAAAAACTCCAGATCCGCTTCGTTTAACTACGAGGATTACCACTAATGGCGATGTTTACCCCCCCTCATCCCGGAGAAATTATTGCTGATATTCTGGAAGATCAGAATATTGGAATCAGGGAACTGGCAAGAGCGCTTGATGTCGCGCCTTCCACTGTTCAGCGACTGGTTTCAGGTAATGCGACAATATCTCCTGAAATGGCTGTTCGTCTCGCTGCTGTCCTGGGTGGAACTCCGTCTTCATGGATTCGTCTCCAGACGGCATGGAGCCTTGAAAAAGCGGAAAGAGAAGTTGACGTATCTCATCTCTCAACAAAATACCGCCCGGCAGAAATTTCGCCTCATGCTTAACCACCGCGCCGTCATTCTGGCGGCGTCGGAGAGTGGAGGATATCAGGTTCCGAACTCTGCTTTGTTCTCCGCGTCCAGGATTTCTTCAATCTTCCGTACTCCCCGATTATTGTATCGGAAGCTTTCTACCTGCTTATCCGAATACGGGGATTTGTCGATGAACCATTTCCCGTATTGTTCTGTTTTGAGCATGTAGGTATTGGCAATGCGACCAACCTTGTTAGCGGATATTTTGAGTTGTGATCCAACTTCTGACGCCGAATAGTAATGTTCATTGATCATCGGTAGCGGGATTACGTTAGCGCCTACAACGGGATTAACCAGGCTGGCGGCAACGACCTGTTTAGCTTCCGGTGCAAGGTTAGGGAGGAAGTCGAAGAGGTCCTTCATTGTGTCGACGGTCATTTTCAATGCGCGTGCCTTACGGAATTCTTCAAGGCCATCCGGTGATTTCTTCGTGGTGGTTTTTTGTTGCAACTGCTGTTGCATTGATTCCAGTTTATCGACCAGCGAACGACGAACGGCCTTCGACTCACGCGCGGCTACTCGCAGGGCTTGCTTGAAAGTCATTGTTATAACTTCTATTTCTGCGCCGTTTTTCTGACCTACGAAAATTTCGTAGGTCTCTCCTTCAAGCTCATCCTTAACTCTGGCAATGAAATCATTATTGCGAACGGGCCTTTCACTACATAATTTCCGTGCCTCATTGACCATTTTCAACAGCATCTGGCTGTCGATTGTTGCAGCCGGAAACGAAGACTGATTTGCAATATTGTTAATCATGTATTCTGTCCTTTTCAGATAAAAGAAATCCCCGCGAGTGCGAGGAAGTCAATCACTGCCGATATTCACCTTTATCGCGAACACCTTTACCGGTTTATCTCCGAAGTGTGTATGTGTGATTGTCTTGATTTCATACCCTTCATACGGGACGTCAATTCTGCGGCTGGAATCGTCGCGCTTCGGATATCCCTTTGTGATAATCAGACGGTCATATTCCCGGAACATAATTCGCTTATTCCAGTAGTCATTACACAGGCGATACTCTTCCGTTTTCTCCCCGCGAATCATGGCATCGAAGTATTCACCTTTGACGGCAAGTTGCAGGTTAGCCACGGTTAACCTCCTGCGGCGGTTCTGGTAGCGGCATCCAGTGAGTTACGTCATCCAAGATATATCCTGATAAATACGTGAAAGCTCTATATTTTTTGTAATCAATTGGATTTACAACCCAGTTCCAATATGCGGCCACGATTTCACCTTGACTAAATGCCAGTAACATTTTGGTGTCTTCCGGCATTCGATCACTACAGCTTATCCAACCATCCGGAGTTACCGGATGGGGTCCAGCGAACTCGGGAATGTCAGGACCTTTTCTGATAGCTTTAGCCAGATCCAGCGGGTCATCGTAAAGCCAGTCGCCAGTTTGTGGGTGATTTGCTTCTGCAAGCTGCGCAGCCCATTCAAGACCATCTTTTTGACCTTGGAGATAATCAAGCGGCAACTCTTCATGCTTACTTGCAGGTTCGGCACAATGCAGCATGGCAGCGCGGTGACACCAGATAATCCAGCCAAGCGCCATATCCCATGCCATGTATTCTCTATCGCCATTTTTTGCCCTACGGCGATCTACAGATTCCCCGAAACGCTTCTCCATAAATAATTCATAGGCTGCTCGTTCATCCGATACTGCTGCCAGTGATGCCAGTGCAATTCGTGCCAGTTCCCTAAGATTTTCGCTATATGGTGAAGTATTATCACGATTGATTACGTGATTAGCTGTATCTATGAGAACTTGCTTTTGTTCTTCTCTGTTCATAGTGGTCATCTCACTCTCCTTTGATGCGAATGTTTACAGCCTGGCAAGCTTCTTCGAGTACCCAGTCAACAGCGTCTTTCCACGCACCAGTCCCAACTGACGGATTCTCATTTTTTACCTGCTCATAAAAACGCACCGCTTTAATCAGTCCTTCAGGTACTACTGGCGATGGCTGTTTAGCTTCTAAATCAGCAATTCTGTCCACCACGGCATCTACTGCATCTGAAAAACCGAACCAGTTACTCCACTCAGGCCTATCCCCGGTTGCTGCAAAATACATATCAGCTAAAGCAGACTCAGCATGGTCACGCTCGTTAATGAGTTGCTCTTCGCTTTTCTCCTGTTCGGCTATGCGCTTACTTCCATCCGCGATTACTCCCTCTGAAGTGGTTTACTGAATTTGGCCACCTGAACAGAGGTGATATGCTCACCTCAGAACAACACAGGTGCCATAATGAAAAAAAGAAATTTCAGCGCAGAGTTTAAACGCGAATCCGCTCAACTGGTCGTTGACCAGAATTACACCGTGGCAGATGCAGCCAGCGCTATGGATGTCGGCCTTTCCACAATGACGCGATGGGTGAAACAATTACGTGATGAGCGGCAGGGAAAAACACCAAAAGCCTCCCCCATTACCCCGGAACAAATTGAAATCCGTGAGCTCAGGAAAAAGCTACAACGTATTGAAATGGAAAATGAAATATTAAAAAAGGCTACCGCGCTCTTGATGTCAGACTCCCTGAACAGTTCTCGATAATCGGGAAACTCAGGGCGCGTTATCCTGTGGCCACTCTCTGCCATGTGTTCGGGGTCCATCGCAGCAGCTACAAATACTGGAAAAACCGTCCTGAAAAGCCAGACGGCAGACGGGCTGTATTACGCAGCCAGGTACTTGAACTGCATGGCATCAGCCACGGCTCTGCCGGAGCAAGAAGCATCGCCACAATGGCAACCCAGAGAGGCTACCAGATGGGGCGCTGGCTTGCTGGCAGACTCATGAAAGAGCTGGGGCTGGTCAGCTGTCAGCAGCCGACTTACCGGTATAAACGTGGTGGTCATGAACATGTTGCTATCCCTAACTACCTTGAACGGCAGTTCGCCGTGACCGAGCCAAATCAGGTGTGGTGCGGTGATGTGACCTATATCTGGACAGGTAAGCGCTGGGCGTACCTCGCCGTTGTTCTCGACCTGTTCGCAAGAAAACCAGTGGGCTGGGCCATGTCGTTCTCGCCGGACAGCAGGCTTACCATGAAAGCACTGGAAATGGCATGGGAAACCCGTGGTAAGCCCGTCGGGGTGATGTTCCACAGCGATCAAGGCAGTCATTATACGAGCAGGCAGTTCCGGCAGTTACTGTGGAGATACCGGATCAGGCAGAGTATGAGTCGGCGTGGAAACTGCTGGGATAACAGCCCAATGGAGCGCTTCTTCAGGAGTCTGAAGAACGAATGGGTGCCGGCGACGGGCTATGTAAGCTTCAGCGATGCAGCTCACGCAATAACGGACTATATCGTTGGATATTACAGCGCACTAAGACCGCACGAATATAATGGTGGGTTACCACCAAACGAATCGGAAAATCGATACTGGAAAAAACTCTAACTCGGTGGCCAGTTTTTGTTGACCACTTCACTCGTAATACTCACGCTGCTCGTTGAGTTTTGATTTTGCTGCTTCCAACTCATCCAGTAGCGCCAGCACAACCTGAGGTGTGGCTTTCATACGAAATGCCAGCAATTTTTGAGGCGTTGCTACTGTTTCAATTGCTACTGCCGCCTCACGCAGTGCCTGGTAATTAATTTCGCTCACTGGTTGCCTCCTTTGCGAAGCTCAGCGGCGAAAGATGTTGCTGCGGAAGCGATAATTGCATGCCGGTATTCACCATCAGAAAATAAAGAATCTCCCTTAAGTGCATTGACGATACTCTGATGATTTTTTGCCAGCATCTCCACGCCCTGCGCCCGTACTTCAGCCAGGCATTTGCGAAACTCGGAAACGTACTGTTCGACGCTCATTCCCCAGCTAAGTGGACATTCATTGAATGTTTCGCCTTCGTGCTCTTCATCAGGTAGCTCTTTGGTAAAGAACTCACGCTCAATGGCGTGGAGTGTGTCAGCAAAACGACGTAAGTTACTCAAACCTACCGTAATGGAGAATTCAGGAGCATCACATCCGACGCCCATCTGCTGATAAACTGCTGTTTTGAAGGCCTTCAACTCCGCATTCTCCGCCGCCAGAGCCGAAAACTTCTCGTGTGCCAACTTAACAGCCGAATCAGCCTGCTTAATTGACTCAATCGCTTTCTGTTGGTCTTCGGCCAGCTTCGCTAAATTAGCCTCCAGTTCGGCTATGCGTTCGTTTAATGCATCTCGTTCATCCAGTAGTGACAGCACGGTTTCTGGCCCGGCCATAATTTTAAAGGCGTGAATCGCATCAATATCAATACCAAGCTCCTTGAGCTTCTTTTCGCTTAATAAATCATCATCACCTGGTAATATTGACAGATGTGTCATCGCTGTAATTGCGCGTTCCGACACGTCACGCAATACCTGATAGTCAATTTCGGTTGTCATATTTTCGTCTCGTTATGGGAGGGGAATTGGTTGTAAGCTGGAATTGCCGGATGTTTACCCGTGTCCGGCGCACGACCTCACGTTGCAGCGTACGAGAATAGACTATTGCTCAGTATCGTTTGATGTCGGCTGAGGACATTCGCCTTGCTCTCACAACAGAGCAAGAAGCATGGACACCCCCTCACGATGTGATGATTGGTGAGTGTCGATCCCTGAATGATTGATGTTGTTAAACTCAAACATCTTGCTCCTGGCAATAGCCTCAACGGTATTCCAGAATACTAATAGTTCTGTTTTCTGCTCTGTTTTATCAGCAACAGGAAGTTTGATATGTTGTTGACATTTATTAATGCAACCATTTTGAATATGTTCCTCGTGCTTTTCATTGTCATAAGCATACAGCCCGACAAAAACATCTCGCACGTTACGGGAAATATTTTCCAGATTCGTCTTTGGTTCCTTTATTAAATTAAGCACCGATAAATGGGCTTTAAGCGTATCCGCAGCTATTTTCTGAATATCCGCTGGTAAATCTTTAAATTGCATAGTATACCCTCCAAGAACTGTGTATTTTCTCGTGAAATATGAGCGATATGTCGTGACGTCCCTGTCACAGATTTCATCACACTGAGAACGTGCCGATGAAGGTTAAGATATCTTCTTCTTCGAAACGCTCTTTCAGCAGGTCACGGAACTCTTTGGCAATTTCTTCTTCCGCAGCTTCAACACGCACGATACGTAGCACCAGAACAGGCTGTTCGCTTGTCAGAATGCTTAATCGCAGCGTGAATTCCCTGTTGCCCAGGCCCTCGTATGGGATGCATTCAAAGCGGAAAGTGGCAGGCATGATTTCTTTGCTTTTAGCCTCCACGGACTCCATGACTGAGCGGCTACCGCTGAAGTTTTGCTCTTCATATTCAGCACTGCGTTTTGCATCGATGGTAAGACGACGGACAGCAGAGATAGCCTGTTTGATATCCAGCACATTACCGTCGCTGTCATAGGCTGTGAGGAAGTCGGCCCAGTCTTCCAGCCATTCAGCGAGAGATTTCTGGAGTTGTTTTTTGCCGTCAACGTCACGCAATGCGCGATATGGTGATGTGGCTTTCAGTTCCAGCAGTGCCTTGTTGTCAGCGTGTCCAGGTTGCTCCAGAGTGCCGATATTGAACACAGTGACTGCTTTCATCGTTTCCGCGTTAATGAAGCAGCGGGAGTGCTCATCGGCATACCCTTTGCTGTATTCAACAAAGTCATCAATACTGGTTGTGGTCATGACTCCACGGAAACGAAAACGTTCTGTCATGAATCGTTCCAGACTTTCGATATTTACATTGTCCGGCAATAACGCAACAGGGCATTCCGTAAGCGGCAAATTTTCACCAGAAAAAGCAGTAGTGGTGAGTTTTACAATTTCTTTAATGGCATTGCTATCTAACTGAGACATGTATATTTACCTTTAATTTATGTATTTAGGGATAATGCGCGAGCGTTTTAAGGCGGGGAATATTCAGCGTAAAACAGCGTCATGTTGGCCCTGTTTATCAAAAAGCTGTCCCTGGTCTTTCTGGAACAAAGTAAGCTCACCACCTTTATTTACAAACATCGGGGTGTTAGTTGTGTCTTCTTCTGATTTACTACCACGCATTGTCGGGCGTGTGAATTTTAGTTTATGGGAAACTGATACGCGATTTTCATCAAGTGAAGATAATTCGAATTCAACACATACCTTTCCTTTTTTGTTTGTGCTGTTTACGCCAAAGGCAACTTCACTTAATACCGCGCCAAGTTTGTTAACAAATACCCCGCCGTCGAGGTCGTTAATGAAAATATTAACATCTGTCTGATGCTGACTCATATTTATATCTCCGTGTAGAAAGTGTATTGAGGCTTCGGTTGTTTACTGCATTTAAAGCCTGGTTTTGTTTGTGAATTAAAAACTATCGCTGCCGTACTGCCAGTAACCTGGGGCGTCCGTGTGATTCGGGTTTACGTTTTTGCTGCGATTGTCTTTGTCTTTGAGAGTGGAAACCATATTTGCTACAGTTTCTGGTTTCTTTCCTTCAGCTTTTTCTTTCAGTGTCTGCCCTGTTTCTGCAATGAATGGAATGCGGATTTCCATCTGGTAACCGTCTGCGCCAGTCTTTCTGTTTGTGGTTAATACTTTCTGGAGGACGAGTCCGATTTTCTTTCCGTGAAACTCAGGTGCAACATATTTACTGACGGAAACCATATGCTGCGTTAACTGCCCAATTCCTGTGCATCCCATCATGGCGTGAATAATGCTCGCCCCAAATTTATTTTCAGTGCCGTCATTCTTCTGAACACAAACACTGAGATATTGGATTTTCCGTCCGTCGTCGGATTCTCCAGAAAACTCAATGAATCGGGCACCTTTTTCTGATTGCTTGAGTTCTGCTTCGGTGATGTTAATGATATGCGCACCCGTTTCGGTAATAAAACCACCTTGTCCGGCGGTCAGTGCTGATTCTTCGTTATAAGTAAAAATCACTTCATCCATTAGTTATTAACCCCCCATTGTTCTCCAAATACAAAACCAATTTCTGCCAGTGCTTCGTCCATTTTGTCGATGAACTCCGGCACCATCTCATCAAAACTCGCCATGTACTTTTCATCCCGCTCGACCACGACATAATGCAGGCCTTCACGCTTCATGCGTGGGTCGTAGTTGGCGAAGTACCAGGCGTCCTTGTCTGTAACCCACATGCTGAATTGCACCTGGGCCATGTAAGCAGGCTTGATAGCGTCAAAGCCGCCAAGCCGGAACTTCATGAAGTCGCGGGAAGTAAAGGGGCATTTAAGCTCAAGACCGTTACCGTCACTGCATAAACCATCGGGAGAGCAGGCGGTGCGCATGCTTTCGTCACGAAAAATTATGGGTGTTTCCGAGACGGTAACATCCGCGATAAATTCAAAGAGGGCACGGGCATCATCTTCATATTGCTTTCCCCATGCGAGCGACTTAGCGTTAACTTCCGGTGCCACGCCAGTACAAACTTCAGCCAGCAGGGTGTGGAAGTATGACATTTTTGTATCAGGCCATTTGCTGCCGGAACGTGGCTTTGCTATCACATTGTGAACTTCTGAAGCAGTGATAACACCGAGTCTCAGCTTGTGCCATCCATCATCGCCCTGGTCGAGGCTGGTAATATCCACGCCAGTTCGCTGGAGAATAATTTCTGGTGTCATGACACGGCCTCGCTGTTATTTTCCGTGGTGGCGTGAATTTTCGCTTCCGCCGTGGCCTTGTTTCTGGCAGCTTTCTTTTTGACAAAATCAAGCGTTTTGACAGCTTCTTCCTGAGAGAGAGCTTCATGTGATGCAATCGTGCGACGGAATGTTTTGGAACATACGGGAAGCAGGTCATCCCATGTCTTGTTAATTTCGGTGATTGCCTGAGTGATCTCATTGATAATCTCATCTGATGCGGGAGTGACGTCACGCTCAGGGATATGATCAGCATTCAGGATGATACCTTCACCGGCCTGAGTGTTCAGGTAGTCGATAGCTGTATCCAGGCGATCGCGACGGGGCCAGTATTTGCTGGCGCGCTTAACAATGGCTTTTCTGGCCATTTCATCGGGGAAACTATCCCACGGGCTACTTCCTCCGTTATTTCCGGCTTTGCTGCACGCCCTGATGACCTCGATTTCCCTGTTGCTCATCTCTTCGGTCAGATAGTCGCCTTCGGATGTTTTTACGACACAATAACCGCCAATGCGTGCGCCCCTGTCTACGAAGGGGTTGTATTTGTGCGTGGGGGCGCAGTCAATACCGTTGGACTCGTAAATGTCCTTCTCGTAAACAAGTTTGCATTGCCCCCACTGAATGGCTCCTGTGACCTGTGCCAGATGCAGAAGCCCCATATAACTGATATCCAGGCATACAGCCTTTTTTCGTGGGACCAGATACGCCAGCTTGCTGGCCGGGTTCAGGGTTATGCCGATGGCGGCAACATTGATGATAGCGTTCTGTGCGCTGGGCAGATTTGCCCTTGCTGTGTCAGCCAGAAAGGCATTTTTCTGGAATTGCTGAATTGCAAACTGACTTTCCTTCGCCCATGTCAGCGTCGGTTCAGTTAATGCCTCGCAGAAAAAGCGCTCCTGCTGCTTAACAAATTCAACGATATCGAACATTTTTTGGTCCTGAAAATCAGAAAGGACAGGGGGAGAATTTTCTCTCCCATTCTTCTTCCGCCCGAGCATAGGCGATCGCTGAGATATAATCGTTGTACGCCTCTTCAGCTTTTTCGCCAGTGAGTGCTAGTTGGGCTTCTTTGGGTAAAAAAAGGCTGCTCATAAGCAATGGTTTATCGGGGAACATGCTGATAAGCTCCTGCGCCCGATCATCGATCCATTTATCCTTTTCATCCTGAATTTGCTGATTAATCCAGCGACGCTCCTCTATGCGGTCGCAGGTGAGGTATGCGTTCATGGCGGAACTCCTGATTCCGGTTAATGCATTAAATTAATTTGTCGGGAAAGCTGACATACAGGGCAGTTACATTCTTCCTCCTGCTCCTTAGCGAAGAAATATGCAGCGGCCTGTAATGCGATATCTTCTGGATGTTCCGCGATAAACATAACATTGCCTTCCGTATCAATAACAGAAATAGCCTCATCAGACAGGACGACAAAATAGGCGATGATTTTATCATCCATAAAAACTTCTCCCATTATCGTTCCTGCTGGAGTTACGACGCTTTTTACATTGATATTTATTTTTTGATTGAGCATGATATTTCCCTTCAGGCTGGTGAGATTAACGGTTGGCCTTTATTGTTCAGGTAAACTTCTATTGCATCTGAGATAATGCGAATTTTTTCAATCAGTGAATGTGCGTAAAGTGCATTATTAACGTTCGCTGACGCCATGTAATAACGCCCGTTGTAAAGAATTGCTGTGCCGGGTTTAACGTCCTCGCGAGAAACTAATGCGGTTCCGTAGTGAGGTTTGAGCATGACAAATCCTCCGGTTAATTAATCCAGATATTTAATTTAATCCCCGATATGTGGTCGGGGATGGGGTTAATTAAAGATTTACGTTGAAACCAAAGCGGGAAGACTTTTCTGATGTACGGGAAATATCCAGCAATTTACGGCGCATTTCTTCCGTCAGATGCTTGAAGGCGTTAAATTCGGCGACAGCGGCGTCAACGTTATAGCCTTTGCTGTGTAGCTCATTGAGGATGCGCATAGTTGGGCTTGGCATATCGAAGAGCACGGAAGCATCAAGGCTGATAACCTTGCGATCAACATAGTTCATCGTGGCGTAGGGATGGTTATCTGAGAACCACGAGAGGGGGTAGTTGATGTTCATCGCAGGAGAAGACAGGGCCAGTTGTTTCTGTTCCCATAGTTGTTTTTCCATGCGATCGAATTCAGCAATGTAGGCTTCTTTGAAAGCAGCGGCTTTTTTACCAGTGAATCCCATCACCAGGAAGACGAATCCGTTTTTGGTGATTTGGTACATTGGGCGTTGTTCGCCTTTGGCGTCGGTGTAGGTAACGTCCGCAAAATTGCGGGCGTTAAATTCCGTAGAACAATCCATCAATCGGATTTTTTTTAAAACGTCGTCGTGCCGCTTGTCAAAAAATTCAGCAATAGCAATAGACGTTGTGACAACGCGACCATTGGTAATGGTGATTTCAGGTTGAGAAAGGGCAGGGATAGTAGCCATAATGGCAGCCTCCTTGATTGGTGATTGAGAACCACCGCAGGAGGTCCTAAGCTCGCTGGCGGTGGACTGTACAGGGTTAGGACTACTGGCAATCAAGGGAACCAGCCCGACCGAAGTCGGCCCCATACAGCCCACCATTGATAAGATGTGCGTGTATGTCGATACAAAAAAAGACGCTGGCGCGTCTGTATCGCCTCGATTGTCAGCGGGGCCCTAATCCCGACACCCGTTTTATAAGGTGTTCGCCAAATATAGCCCCGACATCACACGCAGTCAATACCGTCCTTTCTCGGAAATGCTTTGGCGGTGCCGCCTGCACCCCAAAACATTCCCTGTATTTGGTCAGCGCCAACTTCCTGCCAGTGTTGCCCGTTCTCACGCCGTTCTCGCTCTCGCGCGGGGATACTCTCTCATCGACCGGATCGCACCCGATGATACAGCACGTTTACGTGTAGGGGTCTAAACAGGTCATTGACGCTGTAAAGCTCCAGATTGTTAAAGAGCATTTTGCGGCGGGTTAAGTCGCGCCGTACGACTGATTTATGTAGCCCTGTGTAAGGGCGCGATGTTTCTGGCTTGAAATAAATATAACTTGCGGTGATTTTCATGTAAATACCGTTGGTGCTTTTTGAGGGCGAGAAATTATTACTTAACTGATTTTTAAAGTGATTTATTTTTTAAGGGGGCAGATAACAGGAGGGGATATGCAAAGAAAAACCCGGCGCATGGGCCGGGCTATTTATCTGGTCCTGTTCTCATTCAGTAGAGTAGGGGCCAAGAAATCGCACTCCGTTGAAGTGAATAAGATGAGAAGGTGCATCAGCCACCCATACCTCTGTTTCCCATGCGATTTCACCAAGATATCGCCCCATGATGGAGCGATTTGGAAAAGCGGTCACATAGACAAGTCCGGCTGTTGATCCGGCAAACAGCCTGGCAAGCTCAGCATGCCGCTTCCCATCAACCGGTCCATGACTGGTGACAGACTCAACCAGTAGCAGCCAGTTTTTCGCAGTAAAATGTAGCACCACATCTGGCATTTTACCGTGTGAATCCACATCAACACCTAGCCCGGCCAGCAGTGGAGCGTCGAAGTAGCCCCACTTTTCGCCAGTGTCGCCAGCATAGACCAGCACGCTACCCGGAGCAAAACGTGGGGCGAAGTCCTCTATTATGGCACGGATAAGTTCGCTGTGCTCGCCGGGACTGAGGGTTATTTGCTGGCCCGCAGCAATTTCAACAGGGATACGATTCTGTTCGCGCTCCTTAGCATAGCGGGTAACCAGCGTTTCACGCTCGGCTAAATAGGTTGCAAGGCTATCGTGCCATGCCGGGCTGCCGAAAGTGCGTAGCATGGACAGAGCAGCAGGTTCGATCTGATAAACAGCCTTCGGGCTGTTCACTGGGCGATCGGGCTTGTCCGGATTGTAGAGGGCTACTCCAGCAGCGCAGAACTGATGCATAGACTGGCGGCGGAATGTCTCACGAGTATTGGGTGCGTAGACCTTGCCGTAGTGCTCCCGAACCCAATTCATGATTGGTGTAATGCCCACAAGCGGATTTTCCGCGTCGGCCCATGCTTTTCCCGGTGTGAGGTTCAGGAGTGCCAGCAAACACAAAGCAGAACGCTCATTCTGCTGCGCTCTGGGCAGGCCTAAGGATGCTATAATTTGCTGAGCGGCCTCAATATAATCATTTTGGTTGTTCATGCAGTCAGAGCTCCTAGCTTAGCGTCAATATGTTCTTGCGTGAGAGTTTCTTGTTGCATAGCCCACTTGCCAAGCTCTATCAGAGTGTCACGGCTTGGGTACTTAATCATCTTGAGGTCGGTTGCATTGACCTGTGTATGCCCGTTGAAGCGACGGAAGTACTTATCCACTGCGGTAGTGTTCAGGAACACGGCCAAGCCACGGGCCAGCGCCTCGGGTAACCCATGTTTGTTCTCATGAAACACGTTCATGTGATTTTCAAATCCCAACACTGAATACTCACTGAAGGTAGCAGGATCAACGACGCTTGCTACCACTCGGCGCTTTTCCTCCTTCGACGAGAAACGACGCACCACACAATAAAAACCGTTCGGGTAAAGCCACTTTTCTGTCTCGTCGTTGCGCATGATTGCGTTGGGTTTCTTCAAACCTTCCACAGGCCAGACAGTGCTACTCATACTCAAATGGCTCGGGTAGATCAGGGGAACAGTTCCTTCTTCTGGCATGCTGCGCAAATGAGCTTTCAGTCGGAAATCAACTATCGGTCCGGTCGATACCTTCACGCCAATATCAGCCAGCGAACATTGTACGGCAGATGATAACTCAATGGTGCTTTTCTCGAGCGTGGTCGGCACATGAATAAACCGCTCCGAATCGTCCGGGTACACAATCTGGTCAAATGGGTGTTCGTAGGTGACCAGGTCAAAAAAGCTATCATCGGTCGAAGTTGTGACTGTAACAGCCTCCTGACGGCCTCCACGCTCCAGGCGGATGATAATATTTTCCTGCAACACATCGTCATCCCTGAAAGCTTTGCTACGTGATTCGAACAAATGAATATGGCGGATTGCTGCCCGCTCAAGTATGAAATTACGGAACGGACGGTAATACGGTCCGTTGCAGAAACTACGTGGGATTATGGCCACTATCTGCCCGCCAGGTGCAACCTCACCTACAGCCAGTGCAACAAAGGCGGAATACAGATTTACCGTCTCGATACCGACAGTGCGAAGAGCCTGCCGGTGGGCTGACTGGCTATTGATCTTCTTGTAAGGCGGATTAAGTATTGCATGGGTATAACCTCGATCCTGTAGACCTTCGGCGGTTGCCAGCTCAATATAATCCCCTTCGATGATGCGGGGCGTCACTCTCCTGTACCCGGTTAAGTGCTTCGCAAGGTGACCACACAGCTTTTTGTCGATTTCGTAGGCTGTTGCCTCGACAGACTCAAAGCCAAACTCGCCAACCAGCCAACGGTCGAGGAAGGCGCAAGACAGTGCGCCTAAACCAGCGCCTGCGTCCAGTAGACGGCAAGTTTTCATTGTGCTCGGTGGAAACAAGGAGGCCATAAAACGGGCCACGCCAGAAGGCGTCATGAACTGGCCGAACTCTGCTTTGTGTTTACGCGCGGTACGGGGAGACAGCTCGCGACGCACGCTGTCTGCGACGTCTAGCTTTTGAAGCATAACTAATCCTCTTTACGTGGCATGATGATGCCAACGTGCTTTTGACATCCTCCACATTCTTCAGGCGTGAAGGATGTCAAATCACTCTGTGAGCTCAATCAAAAGTCTCATCATTCCACTGCGATTTGATGACCTTTCCGACAAACTGGCAGTTTTCGTTACACTCAATCATGTCGAATCGTGGGTTGAGCGGCTCCAGGTACGCTTTACCGCTCTCACGAATGAATCGTTTGAAGGTAAATTCATCGCCGTTCATTCGGGCCACGCAAAAATCGCCATCCTCGATTTCCCGTTCAGGGTCAACGAGTATCAGCATACCTTCAGGGAAGCTGGGTTTACCACCCTGCGGTGCGGTCATTGAATGCCCCTTGACCTCCAGCCAGAACGACCTGTCACTGGCTTTTGTGGTGGTGGAGATCCATTTAATCGCATCTTTTGCGGTGTACGAAATATCATCCATTGAGAATGCGCCAGCTTGTACGCAGGAGAGTAACGGATATTCGTAAGCGGGGACACGAGTTAATGGCTCTTCAATTGCGAGCGCCATTTCTGCAATAGATTTTGCCAGGCTGGGACTGAAATCTCCGACCTTTACATTCAGTATCTTAGCAAGCTGTGCTGCGTGGCTGGCATTTATGGCGTTGATGCCAGCCATTAGCTGATTAACAGCGCTTTGGGTAACACCTAATTCATAGGCTAATGATTCCTGCGACAGGCCTAACTCTTTCTTTTTAGCGTTAAAAATACTTTTCAGACGCTTGGCGTCTTCCAGTTGCTCAGGGGTTAACGGTTTCTTTTTCATGTTCATACCATATCACCTTTGGTTATATGTAATGAAATATCTGCGGTGTTGACATTTTAATAACTGTGCGTAATGATATGGGCATTTTGAAGGAGTCAGTTATGGCGATGAAAAAAGAGACCCTGGCTGATTACGTATACAGGTTCGGCCAAAAGAAAGCCGCTAAGGACTTTGGCGTGGCGCAGAGTGCAATCAGTAAAGCGCTTCTCGTCGGACGAGAAATATACGTCAAAACCTTTGATGACGGCACAGTTGAGGCGGAAGAGGTTCGTCCGTTCCCTGCGTTCGTAAGAGGCGATGATTAATCCTGGACACACAGCCCATCGGAGGTGTGAGTGAACAGGCAAATCAAAACGGTTATGCCCGAGCAGTACTGTGATGCTGATCGGGACTGGATACAGGAGCAATTGTTACAGCTAGACCCGACCACCCGGGTAAAAATTGCAGCAGAGTACGCGAGAGTGTACCAGGAAGAGTGGGACAAGGAGCCTGTATCGTTCAGGAAGGGCAACAGGGCAAGACGGAGCGCCAACACCCGGTTACGGGTGTATGTCCAGAAGTACGCGAGAGCCAGCCGTGGCTGGATGCTTTCGCCAGTAGCGGTACGGAAGTTTCCCCCGACACCATGATGGCGGTTAGTTGCGCTAGAGATAATTTCAAGTGCAACTAATTTCCTGAAAGGAAGCGAGGAGGGGGTAAGGGGGTGGAGTCGTTGGTAAGGCCTGTATCCCTTGGCCTAGGCCAGAAGGCAGGTACATAGGTTAGGTAGATCACTGTATAAGCGCGCGATAGTTTCTGGTGAAATAATTATCGAGCTAACTATTGAGTGATAAACTATGTCAGCAGCAACCAAATCGGCACTGATCCGTACACTGAGCACTGTACCACTGAGAACAGAGGAGCGTTACAGCTTTCTGGCTGATGTTGTAACGATCCTTGAGTCACAGGGGATGCATGTGGCAAGCAATGTCACAGTAAGAATCGATGGCAGAAATTTCCGTGTTGATATTCTCGCAACAGCAAAAACTGGTGGGAGTGTGGCTATCGAGATCGATCGTAGCTCTCCGCGACCCCGCTCAGTCATGAAATTGCGTGAATTGGCACGTCGTGGCACTGAAGGCTTTGTGTTGCTTCGAATGCCAAAGAAACTGACCAGTTATAGCGATGCTGGGATCGATATCATCCCGGCGAATGGCAAGGGGGCGTCATGCTGAAAATCACCCCAAACTTTGCTCAGGAGCGCGGTTTAAACCAGCTGCGGCACCAGTGGAAACAGCATCGCACGTACCTGATGTATGCACCCACTGGCTCTGGCAAAACTGGTCTTGCAGCATTCGTCACTGCCGGAATGGTTGAACGTGGTATGCGGGTGATGTTTGTCTGTCCGTACACCATCCTGCTGAACCAGACAGCGGAACGTTTCACCGAATACGGTTTGCCGTGGGAAGAAATCAGTTTTGTATGGCGTGATCACCCTAACTATGACCCGTCACGACTGATTCAGATTGCCAGTGCCGACACGCTGATCCGTCGTGAGTTTCCTGACAACATCGATCTGCTGATCATCGATGAAGCACACATGAAGCGTCGTGCGTTACTTGAGGTTATCCGGGACAAAGATATCAGGGTTCTTGGGCTTTCCGGCACCCCGTTCGCAGCCTGGATGGGGAAGTACTACGAATGCCTGATCAAGCCTACAACGATTCGTGAACTTATTCAGCGTGGTGATCTGAGCGATTATGAGTTTTTTGCCCCCTCAATGCCTGATCTGGCTGGCGTAAAAACCAGTAACACCGTATTTGGACGGGATTACAACGAGGAACAGCTCGCATCCATCATGGGGAGTTCGGATCTGGTTGGCGATATCGTCAGCAACTGGCTTGAGAATGGCGAGGATTTACCGACGATCTGCTTCTGCGTGAATGTGGCTCATGCGAACTTTGTTACCCGTGAGTTTTTACAGTCTGGCATTGGCGCAGAGGTGATGACGGCAGATACCCCCCATGATGAACGACAGGACATCATTCGCCGTTTTGAAGAGGGTGCGACCAAAATAATTGTCAACGTTGGCGTACTGGTTGCGGGATTTGACAGCGATGTTCGCTGCCTGATCTACGCCCGTCCGACCAAATCAGAAATCCGCTGGTTGCAGTGCATCGGGAGAGCGTTACGTACTGCGTCTGGTAAAAAACGCGCATTGATTTTCGACCATTCCGGCACGGTTCATCGGCTGGGCTTCCCCGAGGATATCGAGTATGACGAACTTCCGGGAAAAAATGACGGAATGAAAGCGTCTGCTGGCGGGAGTGAGGTTAAGGCTGAGAAACTTCCCAGGGAATGCCCCAAATGCCACTTCATGAAGCCTGCTGGCGTGCATATGTGTCCCAAATGTGGATTTCGTCCTCTTGGTGGTGATGACGTGGCGACAGATCGCGATCGTAAGCTTTCACGCGTCAACAAAGGGAAACGCGAATACACCCGTGAGGAAAAACAGCGTTGGTGGAGCGAGATCAAGGGGTATCAGAATTACCGCAACGCGACAGGTAAGCCACTGAGTGACGGATGGTGTGCTCATACCTACAAGGAGAAGTTCGGGGTTTGGCCTAAAGGCTTCAGTAATGCGCCGCTGCAAACCTCAGTTGAAGTGTACAACTTCATCAAGTCAAAGACCATTGCCTATGCCAAAGGGCGCAAGAAAGCCATGACAGGAGGCCAGCATGCGAACTAGAGATGCAGCCGTGGGGCACTGGAGCCGGATTTTTGAATATTACGGCATGCCTCCTGTTACTGGTGTGAAACATTACAACGGACCCTGCCCGATATGTGGTGCCAGAGGTAAATTTCGCTGTGATGATAAGGATGGTTCCGGTTCATGGATTTGCGTCTGTGGTCACGGGGACGGGATGAATCTGTTGCAACTTGCCACGGGTAAGCCCTGGGTGACGTTGTGTGATGAAATCGATCGGCTGATCGGAAATACCTGGAAGAGGGAGAAAGTCAGCCAGCCTGTAACAGAGATAAGCAGAAAGCGGGAGCTGGTCATAGATAAGTTTGCCGGACTCCCGTGTCTGCGGGGTACAACAGGTGAGGCGTACCTGCAGGGGAGGGGAATACTCCAGTTACCGACCGAATCCGTGCGTTTTTGTGACCGTCAGATCGCCAGCGGGCGCGAATATCAGGCAATTTACGCCATTGCAACAGATGACAAAGGTTCTCTTTGCTATCTGCATCGTACGTTGCTGGATGGTGATCGCAAGGCGAATGTAGAGGCGGCTAAAAAAATGACCGCGCTACAGGAGTTGCCTGGTTTGCAGCATGCCAAATCGGTGGCAATACGCCTGTATCCGGTGTCGTCCACTCTGGGGATAGCCGAGGGTATCGAAACTGCGCTTTCATGCCGTCAAATCTTCCGCTGCAATGTGTGGTCAACAATGAACTCCGGTTTTATGGAGAAGTTCATTGCGCCACCTGGCGTTAATCACCTGATTATCTTTGCTGACAATGATGCGCACGGCGCAGGTCTGGCGGCTGCCTTTAAATGTGGGCATAAGAATCTCATGAGTTGCAATGACGTTGAGAAAGTCAGCATTCGCTGGCCTGACTTGCCGGATTTTAACGACATGCTCATTCAGGGGTGTGAAGCCCGTGAACATGTGTTGACGCGCAAATTCAAAGCGGAGGCTGCCTGATGGAAATAGAGATGATCAAGGCGGCTAATGGCGTATTTGTACCGGCGTATGAGCGCGATTTACCCCGACTGGCAAAATTTAAAAACGGTGAGCTGTATACACTGGAAGCAAAACTTACCCGTAACCCATCTTTTCACCGGAAGATGTTCGCTTTTCTTAATTTCTGCTTTCAGTACTGGTGCGCTGAACATGCTGGATACGAATTCTCTGATGAAGCGACGCAGTTTGATGAGTTTCGTAAAAATCTGACAATTCTTGCCGGGTTCTATGATGTGGTCACAACCATAAGAGGCGAGGTGAGATATCGGGCAAAAAGCCTGAGTTACGCGAATATGGATCAGGATGAGTTTGAACGTTGCTACAACGCAATGATTAATGCCGCGTTAAAACATGTGTTCGGGCGCTCAAACAATCCTGAACTGAATAACCGCCTGCTGTCGTTTTTCTGAGGTGATGATGAAGCAACGTAAACCAAAAAAATGCAAAGTGTGCGGCTCCTCGTTTGTGCCGTTCCGCTCATATCAGAAAGTTTGCTGTGGTCAGTGCGCACTGGAACTGGTCAGAAAAGAAAAGGCGATAGCTTCAGCAAAAGAGCAGGCAGACAAGCTGAAAGCGCGCAGGAGGGACTTACAGCCCCGCAGTTACTGGATTAAGCAGGCACAACAGGCTGTGAATGCTTATATCAGGGAGCGGGACCGTCATTTGCCGTGTGTTTCATGCGGGACGTTCGATTCAGCCCAGTGGGATGCAGGCCATTACCGTACAACAGCTGCGGCACCTCAGCTCAGATTTGATGAACGCAATATCCATAAGCAATGCGTGGTGTGTAACCAGTACAAAAGCGGAAATCTCGTTCCGTATCGTGTCGAACTGATTAACCGCATCGGGCAGGAAGCAGTAGACGAAATCGAATCAAACCATAGTCGCCACCGCTGGACTGTCGAAGAGTGCAAGGCGATCAAGGCAGAGTATCAACAGAAACTTAAAGACCTGCGAAACAGCAGAAGTGAGGCCGCATGACGTTCACAGTAAAAACCATTCCTGACATGCTCGTTGAGGCATATGGAAATCAGACAGAGGTAGCCCGAATACTGAACTGCAATCGTGCCACAGTCAGAAAATACATTGGCGATAAAGAAGGGAAAAGACACGCTATCGTCAACGGTGTTCTTATGGTTCACCGCGGATGGGGTAAAGATACTGATGCGTGATATCCGGCAGGTTCTTGAGCGCTGGGGGGCATGGGCGGCAAATAACTATGAGGATGTTACATGGTCGCCCATTGCTGCCGGATTTAAGGGACTGATCCCCGAAAAAGTAAAATCACGTCCACAGTGCTGTGACGATGATGCGATGGTGATATGCGGGTGCATAGCCCGCCTTTACCGGAACAATCGCGATCTGCATGACTTGCTGGTTGATTACTACGTGTTGGGGGAGACGTTCATGGCGCTGGCACGGAAACATGGGTGCTCTGACACCTGTATAGGTAAACGCCTTCACAAAGCGGAGGGGATTGTTGAAGGCATGCTGATGATGCTGGGAGTGAGGCTTGAGATGGATCGGTATGTTGAGCGTGAATTGCCGGGAGGGAGAACCTCTGTATTTTATCAGCGAAAAAATAGTTTACGATCGTAAAAATCTTCATATCATGATAAGAGTGGTTACATTGCCACGCTGCTTAACCCGCCGATGCGCGGGTTTTTTGTATCCGGAATCCTGTTAGTTATACGGAAAGTACACAGAAAGGAAGGTGCGACCGCAATTAATAACAAAATCTTAAAAATCGCATATGGCACTATTAGTTTTCTAAATATTGTATATTTTAAGTATTGCAGGATGACCCTGTAACGAAGTTTGCGTAACAGCATTTTGCTCTACGAGTTTGCCAGCCTCCCCCAGTGGCTGGCTTTTTTTGTATCCGTTCAACAGGAATGTTACATACCTCACAATTAAGTCTGTTGAATGTTGTCTGCCCGGATGAGAATTTGTTAGAAAAAAACTGCATGGTGAATCCCCCTGTGCGGAGGGGCGACTGGTGAATGGTATGATCTCTTTGATGATCGTAAGCGAGAATACGCGGGTTTGGTGGCACCAGGCCGAACTCACCGGGAGGCACCCGGCACCATGCAGTATACAGAGATTAGGCATATATCAGGGCCCCTCATAGCAGGGGCCTTTTTACATGCAAAAAAAAGCCGCCCCGGGAAGAGCGGTTGGCAAGAAGAAAAGCAATATGAACAATTAATTAACGCTGCGAATAATACCTTACAGTAATCACCCTGCGCAACTGTGAGGAGTGTATTTCTTTTTTGCGGGTGGTTGTCTTTTTCCCTTGTGTTTCGGGACTTCCGCTCACTCCTTATCTTATTCAGTACATTATCCCGGCCGGGAGGATTCATGGCATTTAAACACTATGACGTGGTCAGGGCGGCGTCGCCGTCAGACCTTGCGGAACGAATAACTCAAAAACTGAAGGAAGGGTGGCAGCCTTATGGTAGTGCGCTGATTTCGACAGCTGGTTATGGTGCGGAGTTCATCCAGCCAGTTGTGAGTGAGGGGAGCATCTCATCACCAGAGGAGCCAGGCAACCGTCCGACGACCTCAGCGCCTTCTGTTGCGCCAGAATATTACTATGTGATCGCGCTTGCTGGTCAGTCCAATGGTATGTCATACGGTGAGGGACTGCCATTACCGGATACATTCGACAGCCCTGATCCACGTATTAAACAGTTAGCGCGTCGCAGTACGGTGACACCGGGAGGTGCTGCATGTATCTATAACGATATTATCCCGGCAGATCACTGTCTCCATGATGTGGAGGATATGACAGGGCTTAATCATCCCAAAGCGGATTTATCGAAAGGTCAGTACGGCTGTGTGGGACAGGGGCTGCATATCGCCAAAAAGCTTCTGCCATTTATACCGGCGAATGCGGGCATTCTTCTTGTTCCGTGCTGCCGTGGTGGTTCAGCTTTCACCACCGGAACCGATGGCACATACAGTGACACTACTGGCGCCTCAGAGAGTTCCACCCGCTGGGGGGTGGGCAGGCCGCTGTATAAGGACCTCATTGGTCGTACAAAAGCCGCGCTGGCGAAGAATCCGAAAAATGTGCTGCTTGCCGTGGTATGGATGCAGGGGGAATTTGATTTTAACGGAACGCCAGCGAATCATGCAGCCCGTTTTACAGAAGTGGTGGATCAATACCGTGCGGACCTTGCAGATATGGCGGGGCAGTGTGTGGGTGGCTCAGCTGACAGTGTTCCCTGGATTTGTGGAGACACAACATATTTCTGGAAGCAGAAGAACGAAACGGCGTACCAGACGGTGTATGGTAGTTACAAAAATAAAACGGAAAAGAATATCCATTTCGTGCCGTTCATGACCGATGAGAACGGGGTGAATGTGCCGACGAACAAACCGGAAGAAGACCCGGATATTCCGGATATCGGGTATTACGGTTCAAAATGGCGAACGGACAGAAGCACCTGGACATCTCAGGACAGGGCCAGTCATTTCAGTTCATGGGCTCGCCGTGGGATTATTTCCGACCGTCTGGCAACGGCGATTCTGAGCTGCGCGGGTAAGTCTTCTGCGTTTGTTAATGGTACTGCCGGGGTGGTTGTTCCAGACAGACCGGTTACCACCTCAGAGTCTGTAATTTTTTACGATGCCAAAAAAGCTTCAGACAATCAGCTGAAACCTTATGGCTGGGACGGTATGGATGGCAGACGCACACTGGTTGATGACAGCGGCAATAAAGCTCTGCGAATTGAGAAAAATAACAGCGCGAAATCCTGGTCAATGTACTGTGATATTGCTGCAGACAAGGCAAAACTTTTACTGGAAAAAGGCGGGGAAATTGCTGTCCGGTTTAAAATCCCCGAAAACGTCAATCTTGAGACAACCAGAAACAAGTATGCCTTTGGTTTGTACTGGCGAATAGCGGAATGGCCGGGTGAGGGTGGTGAAGGCTATCTGAGTTCTTTCTTTGTCCAGACAGATAAAGCCAGTATTGATGTTGCATACCATCATACAGTTAATCAACAAAAAGAACTTGGCACGTTTGGCGCATTCGACCATGACTGGCATACGCTTGCATTTAAATTTAAGGGCAGTAACAGCATTAATGTTACTCCGGTGCTTGATGGTGTGGATGGACAGGCGTTTGACCTGGTGAAATGGGCCAATACTGCTAATGGACTCAACAGGTTTGTCATTACGGATATTACAGGTAGTGCAGAAACCTACCCTGTACTTATTGATACGGTGGAAGTTAAAGCAAACAAAGCTGGAGCAGCCGCATAATTGCTAAAAAAAGCCGCCAGCGGCAGGAATGGAAGCTGGCGGAGGTAATCCCAATGGAGAATGTAAAGAAAAGATGCTTTCGTACATTGGTTTTTTAAATGAAAAACAGTTCTCATTGTCAACCATAACGGTAAGAAATTATGATATTTATTCATCAGGTGATGCTGTACTTCTGTACGGCGGTCTGTGTGCTGTATCTTCTTTCAGGTGGGTACAGGGCTGTGCGCGATTTCTGGTGCAGGCAGATTGATAAAAGGGCCGCTGAGAAAATCAGCGCCAGTCAGTCAGCCGGAAGCAAACCCGAAGAGCCCGTTACTCCTTAACAACCCCTTTCAGCGAGAAAATCCCATGTCAGAAATCACATCCCTGGTCACTGCAGAGGCAGTGAAGGAAGTCCTGCGCTCTGAAGAAGTCCGGAGCGCACTGAAACAGAAACTTCGCCAGAATCTTGAGGCGCGTCTTGATGCAGAAGTTGATGCCATTCTGGATGAGCTGCTTGGTGTACAGGCAGAGCCACCGACTGAAGCGGGAGATACCACCGCAGAGAGCGGTGAAGTTCAGCCTGAATCACCGGTCGCCGATGCGACTGAACCTCAACCCGAATCGGTCATGATGCTGTAACGGGGAGTCAGGGCCATCAGTAAACAGCTGCTGGCCTTTTTCATGTTGTGAGCTTCCGGATTGCGGGAGACGGGGTATGTACCAGATGGAAAAAATCACAACAGGTGTGTCATACACCACGTCAGCGGTGGGAACGGGCTACTGGTTCCTGCAGTTGCTGGACAGGGTTTCCCCGTCTCAGTGGGCGGCAATAGGCGTGCTGGGGAGTCTGCTGTTTGGGCTGCTGACATACCTGACGAACCTGTATTTCAAGATTAAAGAAGACCGGCGTAAGGCGGCGCGGGGAGAGTAAGCTGATGAGCAAACTCCGCTATGGTTTATCGGCTGCCGTTCTGGCGCTGATTGCTGCAGGTGCTTCTGCGCCTGAAATCCTCGACCAGTTTCTTGACGAAAAAGAAGGTAACCACACCACGGCATACCGTGATGGTGCGGGTATTTGGACCATCTGCCGTGGTGCCACCCAGGTGGATGGTAAGCTTGTCGTCCCCGGCATGAAGTTGTCGAAGGAAAAATGCGACCAGGTTAACGCCATTGAACGTGATAAGGCGCTGGCATGGGTGGCGAAAAACATCAGAGTGCCACTGACCGAACCTCAGAAAGCGGGGATCGCGTCATTCTGTCCTTACAACATTGGCCCCGGTAAGTGTTTCCCGTCGACGTTTTATAAACGAATTAATGCAGGCGATCGCAGGGGAGCGTGTGAAGCGATTCGCTGGTGGATTAAGGACGGTGGCAGAGACTGCCGTATCCGCTCAAATAATTGCTACGGTCAGGTATCCCGTCGCGACCAGGAGAGTGCGCTGGCATGCTGGGGTATCGACAGGTAGCAGAATATTTTGCTGAAAAATGACGTTTGCTCACGCGGACGGATAACACGAAATCCTGCGAACTGGCAAAATGCAAGTGAATAAAGTCAGGAAGATTGTTTCACGCTGAGGCACCGTAATGGTGTCTTTGTCATTTCTGCGCTTCGCACAAGCGTAAATAAACCAAAGAACCTTTCAGGATGAGCCCTGGTGGATAACCGGCAGTGGTCTGGTTAACCCTCTTTGGGCTGGTTATTCCTGTGCGCAGGGTTCATCACTAAAAGGAAATAACCGATGAATATGATGACCGTGCCGTTTCACGGCGATTCTCTTTATGTGGTTAACCATAACGGTGAGCCATACGTTCCCATGAAACCTGTCGTTGCGGGGATGGGGCTGGCCTGGCAATCACAGTTGGCTAAGTTAAGACAGCGTTTTGCGTCAACTATAACGGAAATCGTTATGGTTGCTGAGGATGGGAAACGACGCAATATGGTGTCCCTGCCACTTCGAAAACTTGCAGGCTGGTTACAAACCATCAATCCCAACAAAGTAAAACCCGAAATCCGCGACAAGGTAATCCAGTATCAGGAAGAGTGCGACGATGTTCTCTATGAATACTGGACGAAGGGGGGTGTCGTTAATCCCCGTCGAATGAGTGTGATGGAAGAACTCAATCAGGCCTGCGCTGACATGAAACGGGATAAAAACATTGCCAGTGTGTTTGCTACCGGGCTGAATGAGTGGAAACAGGTTAAAGCCGCGCATGTATCAAAAATCCGCACATTGATAAACGAAGCGAATCTGCTGATTGATTTTGTCCTGGCTGATACAGGCAAAGGGAAAATAACAAAGGCGGATTGATGGAGTGGTGGCTAATGATATCGGATAAACTCATAACGCTGGCGAAGGGCCTTTGTGTAATCGTCGGTATTTCATTTTCACTAATGCTGGTTGTTCTTTTTCTTTTCCTGCCCTGGATGATGTTGTCTTCGTCGGGGATGCTGGGGTAACAGTGACTGATGACATCAGCAGAGCGCTGGCTTTGCTATTAAGTGGGTGGCGGTTGGTATCGCTGTGTCTCCGATACTGTATGGGCTGGCAAAACTGGTCATTGCGCTGAAATCGTGAACTTTATTTAAACAGATGAGTAATGAAATTGCTGTACTGGTCCGGGCAATTCGCTGGTGGTGATATGAACCGTATTCTGTATGTGGTGATTATTGTACTGCTGGTGGCCTGTGGTGCGCTTAGTCTGGGGCTGAATCATTACCGCGATAACGCCATCACCTACAAAGCGCAGCGCGATAAAAAAGCCAGAGAGCTGGAGCTAGCAAACGCAACCATTACTGACATGCAGCAGCGCCAGCGTGATGTTGCTGCGCTTGATGCCAGATACTCAAGGGAATTAGCCGATGCGAGAGCTGAAAATGAAACTCTGCGTGCTGATGTTGCCGCTGGTCGTAAGCGCCTGCGGATCAACGCCACCTGCTCCGGTACCGTGCGTGAAGGCACCGGCACCTCCGGCGTGGATAATGCAACCGGCCCCCGACTGGCAGACACCGCTGAACGGGATTATTTCATCCTCAGAGAACGGTTGATGACAATGCAGAAGCAGCTGGAAGGGGCACAGGAATATATCCGCACTCAGTGCCTGAATTAACAGAGCCAGCTTAATCGCTGGCTTTTTCATATCTGAATTTCATCGCGCATCTCACGCGCATATCACATCCCCGAGCCTTTCAGAAAGTTGAGCCTGAGAACTGCCGTATATGGTGGCGACCATCTCGGGGCGGCTTTTCTGTGAGACAGGCTCAATTTTCTGAAAGGTAAGACGCTATGAACTATCCGACGATTGTTAACGGTATTGATTTCCGCGATCTTGTTTTTGTGACAGGCAACGAGCCGGTGACGGATACCCGAAAGGTTGCCGTAGCATTTGGCAAAGAACACAAAGATGTATTGCGGAAAACAAGAGCCGTTGTTCAACAATGCTCAAAAGAATTTGCAGAGCGCAATTTTGCGCTTTGCTATGAAAACAATGAGTTACAGAACGGTAAACCCCAGCCCATATATCGAATGACAAAAGACGGTTGGACGATGTTGGTATTTGGTTTTACGGGGAAGGCTGCTATGACCTTTAAGGAAGCGTACATTCAGGCTTTCAACTGGATGGCTGAGCTTATTCAGCAAGGTCTGGCGAATCTGGAGGCGGAGCGCAACGCTGTAATGCTGGAGTACATGAAAGAGAAAGATGTCGCCAGTATGTCAGGTCGTTTGCTCAATCGCTGGGGCAGGGTGAAGAAGCCTCAGTTGCTGGCAAGGCTGGACAGGCTGGAGCAGCAGGGGCAGATTGCGTTACCCGGATTTGATAAAGGCATTTCAGCCTGACATAGCCATGCGCCGTATCGTCGCCGTATTCCCGCATTAACAGAGACTGCAGCCACCTTATCTGCGTGAGTGTGCGGGGATAATCAAAAACGATGCACACCGGGTTTTCTCATTTTTCACGAGATGGGAGCGATTTCCCGCGAAGCCGCCTGTCCGGTGCGGTGGTGGAAGAAACCGGATAAAACAACCGCATTGTGCAAATATCGATCAAATATGGTGCTGCTGTGTGAAATCTGAAAAATCACAGCGGTCATTATGCATCAGTTTTTAACACAGGACGTCAGAAAGTGACATGGCAAAGCTGGACTGGAAAAAGCTGGAGCAGGCATTCCGACGCGAACATGCCGAAACGGGAATAACATTACTGGACTGGTGCCGGAAGAAAAAGATTAATTACAACACCGCCAGAACCCGTATAAAAATGGGCAAAATCGATCATGAAATTGATCATAAAACCGATCATGAAATCGATCATGACATCTCAGATGAAGAACCCTGCAATGACGCGGGTTCCGGCGATGAAAAATGCGCAAAAAACTCTGAAAAAAACTGCGCAAATTCGGCAGAAACGAAACGGATTCGTGGTTCCCGACTTTTACCTCCTTCAAACGCTTTTTCTCAGCGAAACACCCACGCCGTAAGACACCGTGGATATGCGAAGTATCTTGAGGCAGATAACCTCATGGATGATGCGTCCGACATGGTGCTGTTCGATGAACTGGTGTTCACCCGGGCCCGCGCACTTTCAGTAACTAAGGCACTTAAAGGGATGTTCGCCGACCTGGAAGAGGCAACTGACGTGGAAACCCGCGTTGCTCTTTACGACAAAATACTCAAAGCTGAACAGGCCCTTGACCGGAATATTGCCCGTATCGAGTCAATTGAACGCTCATTGCTGACGCTGGACGTCCTGGCTGAGACAGCACCAAAACTTCGTGCTGACCGGGAAAGAATCAACGCCGCCAGAGATAAACTCAGAGCGGAAACCGATATTCTGACCAGCCAGCGCCGGGGTGTTATTACGCCAGTCAGTGACATCGTGTCATCGCTGCATGAAATGAGTAATTCGGGGAGACTGGATGACATTCCGGAAGAATAAAACGCGATGTGATGAACCTGCAGAAATGACTGAGACCGAACAACGTCTGTTCATTATGACAAAACTGAGCAATCCCTGGTGGCGCCTCAATCATCTCTACAAAATACAGAACGAAAAAGGTGAACTGGTCACCTTCAGAATGCGACCGGCGCAACGTCAGTTGTTTCGTAACATGCATAATAAAAACATTATCCTGAAAGCGCGCCAGCTGGGATTTTCCACAGCCATTGATATTTATCTTCTCGACCAGGCATTATTCATTCCGCATCTCAAATGCGGGATCGTCGCTCAGGATAAACAGGCTGCCAGTGAAATTTTCCGCACAAAAATTGCTGTACCGTTTGATCATCTCCCTGACTGGCTGAGAGCCTCATTCACCATCGTTGAACGTCGTAGCGGTGCCAGCGGTGGCTATATCCTGTTTGGTCACGGCTCGAGTATTCAGGTGGCAACCTCATTTCGCTCAGGTACGGTGCAGCGCCTGCATATCTCAGAGCACGGCAAAATTTGCGCGAAATATCCGGCTAAGGCGAAAGAGCTGCGAACCGGTACGCTTAATGCCGTCTCTGATGAATGCATTATTTTTGATGAATCCACGGCTGAAGGCGTGGGTGGTGATTTTTACGAGATGAGTAACCGTGCACAGGAGAGCACTGCATCAGGCTTATTGCTGACGGCACAGGATTATAAATTCCATTTTTACGCATGGTGGCAGGATCCTAAATACAGCGCCAGAGTGCCTGAAAGCGGGCTGAAGCTGTCACGGGAAAAAATGACGTATTTTTCTGCGGTTGAGAAGGCAATGAACATCACGCTTACCGATGAGCAGAAGCAGTGGTACATCAGTAAGGAAACTGAACAGCGTGAGGAAATGAAGCAGGAGTTTCCCTCAACGCCACAGGAGGCGTTTCTGACGTCCGGACGACGTGTGTTCAGTGCCGAAAGTACATTGCAGGCAGAATCATTCTGTTCGCCACCGATGATTGTTTATGACATTGAACCTGTTACAGGAGCGAAGACTAAAGCTCAGTCTCTGCGTGAAGGAAATAAAAACGAGTTGCAGCGGACGCTGATGAATTATCTGCTGGTATGGGAACTGCCGGATCCGGATGAAGAGTATGTTTGTGGGGCAGATACTGCCGAAGGGCTGGAGCACGGAGACCGCTCATCGCTGGATGTTGTCAAACGCAGTAATGGCGAGCAGGTGGCTCACTGGTTCGGGCATCTCGATGCTGAACTTTTTGCTCATCTCATTTCGCAGGTCTGTCGTATGTATAACAACGCGTTTGTGGGGCCGGAGCGTAATAATCACGGACATGCAGTTATCCTGAAACTCCGGGAACTCTATCCGACACGTTATATCTACAACGAACAGCATCTTGACCAGGCATATGACGACGATACGCCCCGCCTTGGCTGGCTGACAACCCGTCAGAGCAAACCTGTTCTGACCGAAGGAATGAAAACGCTCCTGAATAATGGAATATCAGGGATCCGCTGGTCAGGCACATTATCGGAAATGAACACCTACGTTTATGACGCGAAAGGCTCCATGAATGCACAGGAAGGCTGCTTTGATGATCAGCTCATGAGCTACATGATTGCCCAGGAGATGCGCGCCAGAATGCCGGTGAGGGTAAAACAGAAAACGGATAAACGCAGAACCACACACTGGATGGCACACTGATGAAAAATGAAATTAACACCACAGCGATGAAAAACGATCATGGATCCACGCCGCGTTTTTCTCAGCGTCAGTTACTGTCTCTCTGTTCTGATATTGACAGTCAGCCTCTCTGGCGTGATGCCGCAAACAAGGCCTGTGCGTATTATGATGGCGACCAGCTGGCACCGGAAGTTATCCAGGTACTGAAAGATCGCGGTCAGCCCATGACCATCCATAACCTCATTGCCCCCACGGTAGATGGTGTACTGGGAATGGAGGCAAAAACAAGAACGGACCTGATAGTGATGTCAGACGATCCGAACGATGAAACAGAGAAACTGGCAGAGGCCATTAATGCGGAGTTTGCTGATGCGTGCCGTCTTGGCAACATGAATAAGGCCCGCTCCGATGCCTATGCGGAACAAATCAAGGCGGGGCTCAGTTGGGTGGAGGTCAGGCGCAACAGCGATCCGTTCGGACCTGAATTCAGGGTATCCACAGTCAGCAGAAATGAGGTTTTCTGGGACTGGCTCAGCCGGGAATCCGACCTGAGTGACTGCCGGTGGCTGATGCGTCGCCGCTGGATGGATACCGATGAGGCAAAAGCCACGTTCCCGGGAATGGCTCAGGTTATCGATTATGCTATTGATGACTGGCGTGGTTTTGTCGATACCACGATTACTGAAGGCCAGCCCAGTCCGTTGATGAGTGCATGGGAAGAGTATCAGTCATGGGATCGCAGGGAGAATGAATGGCTTCAGCGTGAACGCCGTCGTGTGCTGCTTCAGGTGGTTTATTACCGTACATTCGAGCGTCTTCCGGTGATTGAACTCAGTAATGGACGGGTGGTGGCTTTTGATAAAAATAATCTGATGCAGGCGGTGGCTGTGGCATCCGGGCGGGTTCAGGTGAAAGTCGGGCGGGTAAGTCGTATTCGTGAAGCCTGGTTTGTGGGCCCACACTTTATTGTGGATCGCCCCTGTAGTGCACCGCAGGGGATGTTTCCGCTGGTTCCTTTCTGGGGATACCGAAAGGATAAAACCGGGGAGCCATACGGGTTAATTTCCCGCGCCATTCCGGCACAGGATGAGGTGAATTTTCGTCGTATCAAGCTGACCTGGCTGCTTCAGGCCAAACGCGTGATTATGGACGAGGATGCCACCCAGTTGTCAGACAGCGACCTGATGGAGCAGATCGAACGTCCGGATGGCATTATTAAACTGAATCCGGCCCGAAAAAATCAGAAAAGTGTCGCAGATGTTTTTCGGGTTGAGCAGGATTTTCAGGTTGCCAGCCAGCAGTTTCAGGTCATGCAGGAATCGGAAAAACTTATCCAGGATACCATGGGAGTGTATTCCGCATTTCTCGGGCAGGATTCAGGTGCGACGTCAGGCGTGGCTATCAGTAACCTGGTGGAGCAGGGGGCCACAACCCTTGCGGAAATCAACGATAACTACCAGTTTGCCTGCCAGCAGGTGGGAAGACTGTTGCTGGCTTATCTTCTCGATGACCTGAAAAAACGCCGTAATCATGCAGTGGTGATTAATCGCGATGATCGCCAGCGTCGCCAGACCATTGTCCTCAATGCTGAAGGTGATAATGGTGAACTGACCAATGATATTTCAAGGTTAAATACACATATTGCGCTGGCGCCTGTTCAGCAGACACCGGCGTTTAAGGCACAGCTTGCACAGAGAATGTCAGAGGTTATTCAGGGGCTGCCGCCTCAGGTGCAGGCTGTTGTGCTCGACCTGTGGGTTAATCTTCTGGATGTGCCGCAGAAACAGGAGTTTGTTGAGCGTATTCGTGCTGCGCTGGGGACGCCAAAATCACCGGATGAAATGACGCCGGAAGAACAGGAAGTAGCGGCACAACAACAGGCACTTCAGCAACAACAGGCAGAACTCCAGATGCGCGAGATGGCTGGCAGAGTGGCAAAACTGGAAGCTGACGCCGCCAGGGCACATGCAGCTGCACAACGGGATAATGCCAGTGCACAGCGGGAAGTCGCCCTGACACAGGGGCAGCGTTATGTGGATGCGCTTAACCAGGCACATACGGCAGAAATCATTACCGGCGTACAGAATATGGAACAGGAGCAGGACGTTCTTCAGCAACAGATGCTGTATACGTTACAACAGCGGATGAATGAAATGTCGCTCTGAAAACTCTGGCTTCAACTGAACCCCGTCATCGTACGGGGTTTTTTGTTTCCGGAGGTAAGCGTTCCGGGAGCGGTGCGCTTATTCGCGGGGGCAGCGATAAGCCTTATTTACTCAACCATTCGGATCTGTCCGATAAACAGACCATGCGGAGTTATTTATGGATTTTGAATTTACGGGTGAAGAAACCCCGGAACAACTGGAAAAAATGCTGGAAGGACTTGGGGATGTGGATATTGACAGTCACGCACAGGACGTCGTGACGGAAGATACCACGGAAAAACATGCGGATGAGGAAGCACAGACTCAGACGGGCGATAACAATGTGGCACCGACGCCGGATGCCAGTGTGGAGCAGACGCAGGACGTGAAGGAGCCGGAAGCGAAGGGGGTGCTCACCCGCGACGGTAAACACGTCATTCCCTATGAAGTCCTTGAGGCTGAACGTTCCGGTAAGCAACGGGCCGAACAGGAAGCCGCACTTCTTCGTGGGCAGATAGCTGAAGAAAAACGCAGGGTGGAACTACTGACGTCTCAGATCCACCAGGCCGGTATGAAGCCCACACCGTTACCGGAAAACGAAAAAATTTCTGATGAGCAGATTGCCCGTATCAGGGAGATGTATCCGGAAATTGGTGACGCGGTGGCTTCGCTCATCCGTAAAAATAACTATCTCCAGTCCCGTGTTCAGCAATCAACACAGCAGGCAGAAGGTAATGGTGGTGAGGATTTATCACCGGTTCTTGATGCGATGAATGCCGTGCCGGTGCTGAAAACGTGGCAGGAGTCCGATCCGGATCGCTTCTCGGTTGCTGTATCCATCGACGGGAAGCTCCAGAATGACCCCGCATGGAAAGACAAAACGCTCACTGAACGTTTCGCTGAAGTGGCCCGTCGTACGCAGGTTGCTTTCGGTGAAGTCAGTGAGTCGTCTGCTGACAACCAGGCAGACAAAACGGATATCCGGAAAACGGCGGAAGAGAAAGTGAAGACCGCTGAACAGGAGCAGGCAGTACCTGCTTCCCCGTCAGATTTAGGCACCACGGCCTCCGTCGGAATCGGTGATAATTTTGAACGGTTACTTGGTGCTTCTCATTCAGAGGCTGAGGCGATTATGCGTGGTATGACGAATGCTGAAATAGACGCACTTCTGGAGAAGCTCGGGTAACTTACTGAAGGAGTACTGAAGTAATGACGACTGTAACATCAGCCCAGGCGAATAAGCTGTATCAGGTGGCGCTTTTTACTGCTGCCAACCGCAACCGCTCGATGGTTAATATCCTTACTGAACAGCAGGAAGCGCCAAAAGCGGTTTCGCCGGACAAGAAAAGCACGAAGCAGACCAGCGCAGGTGCGCCGGTTGTCCGTATCACAGACCTTAACAAACAGGCCGGTGATGAAGTGACCTTCAGCATCATGCACAAACTCTCAAAACGTCCGACGATGGGAGATGAGCGTGTTGAAGGTCGTGGTGAGGATCTCAGCCATGCTGACTTCTCCCTGAAAATCAATCAGGGACGTCACCTGGTGGATGCAGGCGGACGTATGAGTCAGCAGCGCACGAAGTTTAACCTGGCATCCTCTGCCAGAACGCTTCTGGGGACGTACTTTAATGACCTGCAGGACCAGTGTGCGATAGTGCATCTTGCTGGAGCTCGTGGTGATTTTGTTGCTGACGACACTATTCTGCCGACAGCGGAGCACCCTGAATTCAAAAAAATCATGATCAACGATGTACTGCCTCCGACACATGACCGTCACTTTTTTGGCGGTGATGCGACAAGCTTTGAGCAGATTGAAGCGGCAGATATTTTTTCTATTGGCCTGGTGGACAATCTCTCCCTGTTCATTGACGAAATGGCGCATCCGTTACAGCCGGTTCGTCTGTCCGGTGATGAACTTCACGGAGAAGATCCATATTACGTCCTGTACGTCACGCCGCGTCAGTGGAATGACTGGTACACCTCGACGTCCGGTAAGGACTGGAACCAGATGATGGTTCGGGCCGTGAACCGTGCAAAAGGTTTTAATCATCCGCTGTTCAAAGGTGAATGTGCGATGTGGCGCAATATCTTGGTTCGTAAGTATGCGGGTATGCCGATCCGTTTCTATCAGGGGTCAAAGGTTCTGGTATCAGAGAATAACCTGACGGCAACCACGAAAGAGGTCGCTGCTGCAACCAATATTGACCGCGCCATGTTACTGGGGGCTCAGGCGCTGGCAAATGCTTACGGTCAGAAGGCGGGCGGTCACTTCAACATGGTTGAGAAGAAAACGGATATGGATAACCGTACTGAGATAGCAATCAGCTGGATCAACGGTCTGAAAAAAATCCGTTTCCCCGAGAAGAGCGGCAAGATGCAGGATCACGGCGTGATTGCCGTTGATACAGCAGTGAAGCTCTGATTTTTTCCTTTCCCCATGCCGGGTTTTCGCCCGGCTTTTTCAGGAGTCATTAATTATGGCAAAGACTATCCTTGCCCCGTCACTGAGTGAACGGGTCTATACGGGTACGCACGGTAATGAGTCGGTGGCAGAAGGCGTATTTACGGTGAATGCTGCGGAAGCGGACAGTGTTATTCATCTTCTCTCACTGCCAGTGGGCATCCGTATCAACTCACTCCAGCTGGTTTCAACGGGTGGTCTGGGTACTGCAACCGTCAGCATTAAGTCCGGTGAGCATGCTCTCATCGATAACAGCGAAGCTGTTTCTGCAAAATTTGCCAGATATGTGCCAGTGGAGCCGTACACCACACAGCGTGACGGGGAGCTGGTTACTGTCACCATTAAGACTGCCGCTGCAACCGGCACCCTGAATGTTCTGCTGCGTTATACCGTGGTGGGATACTGATTAAAACCTTCCGGCCCGCGTCATGCGGGCTTTTTATCCGGGGAATTATATGAGTGAGAAAATTGCCGTTGTCTATATCGGCCCAAAACCCGTGAAAAAGGACACCATTACCGGAAGCCGCACATTGTTCCCACGTCTTGAGCCGGTGCATGTTGACAGTGCGATGGCCTGGCAACTGCTGGGGTTTCCGGATGTCTGGGTTCGTCATGAAGAGCTTGATGATGTTCTGAAAAAGCAACAACAGAATGAGCAGTTGCGGCAGGCACAGCAGGCGCAGGAAAGAGTGCTTGCTGCGCGGGCAGAAGCGGAGAACAGTTTTGTTGTTTCTGTTAACGGGCAGGAGGTGGATTTAAGTAAGCTCACCTCAGCACGGCTGGCGACGCTGTGTGAGGCAGAAGAGCTGGATATTCACAAAGACCCGAAAGAAACGGCTGAGGCATTCCGTATCCGGGTGCGTGAGGCATTTTGCCGTCGTGTTGCGGAGACTGAACAGCATGGCGGAACTGAGTGATTTTTTACCGTATGTCCGTCGTCATATCAGCGGTCCACTGAACATTATGATGACGGATGCTCTGTCAATGGCTGCCGTGGCATTCAGCCGCCAGTCGTTGGTGTGCCGTCGGGAGGTTACTGTTGTACCAGTAGCAGGAAAAGAAATCGTGCTTCCGTATGACAAAGATGATGAGGAGTGCGTTCATATCATCCGTATCTCTGACGATAATCATGAGCTTTTTGTCGGTCGGGATGTGGATATCAGCTCCGGACGCTCCTTGCGATTTGCCTGTTCTCCCGGTGAGGTGAGCGTGCTTTATGCCGTCGCTCCGAAAGCCGGACGCAGCCAGATACCGGATGAACTCCTCACATGGCCTGAAGAAGTGGCTGCGGGGGCACTTGAGCGGTTGTTCATGCAGACTGGTGTTTCATGGTCAGATCCGTTACGCGCACAGTATTTTTCTGTGCAGTTTTCTGAGGGTATCCGTCGGGCATATCGTCATACACTGGCGACAAGTCCGTACTCCTCATACCGCAATCCTGTCCGCAGACAAAGGTTTTACTGATGACGACGATTACTGAAATCATCGGACGAGTGAACACGCAACTGGTTGACCCGATGATGGTGCGCTGGCCTCTGGCTGAGCTGTGTGATTATTACAATGATGCTGTGCGGGCGGTGATTCTGGCAAGGCCGGATGCAGGCGCAAGCCTGGAAACGCTCAGTTGTGTCCCTGGCGCACGCCAGACTTTACCTGATGGCGCAATACAGCTTCTTGACGTGATATGCCTCAGCGATGGCAGTGCGATTAAACCAGTATCCCGGGAGGTGCTTGATGCACAGTATCCCGACTGGCACATGCTGAGGGGAAAACCGGAATGCTTTATCAGCAACGACCTGTCCCCGCGCGTATTCTGGCTGTTTCCTGTCCCTGACAAAGAGATAAGTATTGATGCAGTGGTAAGCCGGATACCGGAGGCAGTGTATGTTCTGACGCAGGACGATGATACGCCAGTTCCACTGGAAGAGGCTTATGTTAACCCACTGGTGGACTGGATGTTGTTTCGTGCTTTCAGTAAGGATGCTGCCGGTGGTGCAGAATCGGGGCTGGCTGCGCAGCATTATCAGAGTTTTGTTGAGCAACTTGGGATCAAACAGGGGGCAGACAGTGCATTGTCTGCCCGTAACAAAGTGTTTAACGGAGGTGGAGTGTGAGTGTTGTTGTTTCGGGGACGCTGAAATCTCCTGATGGTGAGGCGATATCAGGAGCAAATATTACCCTGACGGCGCTGACAGTTTCACCGGATGCGCTCAGCGGCACCAGTGCGTCGGCAGTGACCCGTGAAGGTGGATATTACGGAATGACGATGGATCCGGGGGAGTATGCGGTTTCGGTGACGGTGAAAGGGAAGACTGCTGTCTACGGACGTGTGCGTATTGAGGGGACCGAAAGTACGGTGACGCTCAATATGCTGTTACGCCGCAGTCTTGTTGAGGTGAGCATACCCGGAGAGCTGCTGACAGATTTCCGGCAGATACAGAATAATGTGGCTGATGACCTTGCTACTATTCGTCGCCTGAATGAAGACACGGCGACAAAAAACACTCAGGCCACACAGTCAAAAGAAAGTGCAGCAGCCAGTGCGAAGAGTGCATCTGACAGTGCAAAGACGGCAACCAGCAGGGCGGCTGAAGCCGGACAAAAAGCCAGTGAAGCTGCAGAAGCAGCGACCCGGGCAGGCGAGTCTGAAAAGGCAGCGGCAGCAGACGCGAAAAATGCAAAACAACATGCTGAAACAGCCCGGGTGGCTCAGCAGGCAGCCGGAGACATTCTTGAGCGTGCGGAGGCTGCAACGGTCAGTGCAGAGGAAGCCCGGCGCATGGCTGAGAATGCGCGGGGACCTCAGGGCGACCAGGGGCCCAAAGGTGATACCGGCCCCCGGGGTGAAAAAGGTGAGCCGGGTCAGAGAGGTCCTCAGGGTCCGAAAGGAGAGCGCGGTGAGAGAGGTCCTCAGGGTAGTGTCGGCCCGGCAGGTCCGCGGGGTGAGAAAGGCGAGCAGGGGGAGCGTGGACCACAGGGATTACAGGGGCTGAAAGGTGAAACCGGAGAACGTGGAGCACAGGGCGCACAGGGACCGGCAGGCCCGACGGGGGCAACGGGGCCTGCTGGTCCTCGTGGTGAGACGGGGCCACAGGGTGCACAGGGGCCAGCCGGAGCAACAGGACCTGTTGGGCCACAAGGAGAGCGCGGTATTCAGGGGCCTGCCGGTCCTGCGGGCCCGCGAGGTGAAACCGGAGCCAGAGGTGAAAAAGGAGACCCCGGGGACCCCGGCGGCCCACCGGGACCAAAGGGTGATACCGGACCTGCTGGCCCTGCCGGTGAAAAAGGTGAACCCGGTGAGCGAGGGCCACAGGGATTACAGGGACCACCGGGTCCTGCCGGAGAGAGAGGTCCGGCAGGCGAACCGGGAGCGAAAGGTGAAACCGGAAAACCCGGACCTGCTGGTCCTCAGGGGCAGCCCGGTCCACAGGGACTTAAAGGTGACAGGGGCGAGCCAGGACCTACAGGCCCACAGGGACCGGCGGGAGAGCGGGGACCTCAGGGGCCTCGGGGGGTAGCTGGTCCTGTCGGCCCGGCAGGTGCAGCGGGCGCTAAAGGTGATGCAGGACCTGCAGGGCCTGCCGGTCCCCGAGGACCCGCCGGTGAACGGGGCCCTGCCGGGCCGAAAGGTGAGCGTGGTGAACCGGGACCGATGGGGCCTCCGGGGCCAGCAGGCGACGCAGGAAACAGCACAGTAAAAGGCATTCGTCTGGGAAATGAGATGGTGTACCGTCCATATAGTGGCTATAGCAACTTGAGCCTACGCTCAATGGATGGCTGTGTGCTTACGGGAATTGCGGGAACAAACATGCCAGACAAGAGCCGTATAGATGAAATCTACTACAGACCCTTGCAAATGACTTTTGGTGATGGAAGCTGGCGCTCAGTCGGTATAGGGGAAGTGTGAGCTGTTGTTCTTTTCAGCGCAGGTAACTGGCAGCTCTGCATACTTGTTATATTGCGCATAAAAAACCGAGGAGCAGGGCGTTACTCCCCGGTAAACATACAGACCAGACAATGATACCACACTGCCAGTTATTATTATCATGACATAAGTCAGCGCAGGGAATATTAGTGCATGCACATGTCTGTTTTCTTTGATCTCACAACGCTTTTTTTGTGAAAAGAAAAAAGATGAGGCACTGAAATCACAGTTTTATTTAAATGAGTGGACGTTGATGATTATTAAGAGTTTTAAGCTATACACCCCTGAAAAATCTGACGTGCCGGGTGCGATGTACCTGAAATCAGAGGATGGTCAGGACTGGTATGAGTGTCAGTCGTTATTTTCAGCGGAGACGCTGAAGCTGGTTTATGACAGTAACGGTATAATCACCAGCATAAGTAAGGATGTCTCTATGCTGTGGCCGGTAAACCAGAGTGTGGCAGAGGTTGCAGATACGGAAGAAAACCGCAAAGCTGACATCTCGGGGCGCTGGGGTTTTGACGGGGAGAAAATCACGGACCTGCTGACCGCGGAGAAAGCGCGCGGGATGAAGGGCGATGAAATTAACGCGTGGCGTAATGCGATGGAGGCGGCGAACTACACGTTTGAGCACAATGGCCGGAAATGGGACTACGGGAAGTCAACGCAGACGCGTCTTGAGCCATCGGTGGCGGCGGCGAAAGCGGGGAAACTGCCGGAGGCGTTTTTCTGGACGGATGCGGAAAACAATGATGTGCCGGTGACAGCAGAAGAGCTTATAGCGTTGAGTGAAGCGGCAGGGCAGGCGATGTTCACCAAAGGGATGGAAATCCACGTTCGCCAGCGCACCATGAAGAAAGAGCTGGAAAAGCTGACCAGTGCGGATGAGATACTGGCATACAGGGTGGACTGGAAATAAAAAGAAGGGGAGCGGATGCACCCCTGATATCTGAGTAGCATGCTGTTTATAGTTATCATTCATTAAAAGAATATTACCGTATGGCACGGCAGCAGAACATGAAATTTGTCTCAGAACTGCAAATCAGCATTACGGGTAGTCAGGCAGATAACACAACGGGATAAAAAAACAGCAAAATGCATTAATAAAAAATTTTTACAGGTTGGTTGCCGGGCGTTATGTGACGCATATCAAAAACAGAACTGTAACGGGAGATAACAAAATGATGGATTCTGGCGGGGAGTAACAGCGCAATGCGTTCCGGGATGCTGTTTCTGAGAATGTGGCTGAAAACGCCCATGCTATAGTAAGAAAAATCCTAATAGTTTTATATTAATTTTTACGGAACTATTCGGAATACCCTTATGAAAGGCAACGAAGTGTCAGTATTTTTAATGTATTCTGACACGCGTTGCTCTGTTTGTATACAAATCATTTCATAGGGTATACCAGATGAGCAAAAAATTCTCTAAGACAATTCTTTCTTCTGCTGTTGCCGGACTGATGCTGGTGAGTTCTGGGGCTATGGCTGCGGAGCCTGAAGTTATTAATGTCGGTGATGGAACGCAATATCAAGTTAAGTTGTATAAGAATGGTGAGGTTGCTGAAGTATATGATGTTAAAGCAGGTAGACAGTTTTTGGGAGCGATAAATACAACTACAGGAAGTGTAAGCACAGTAAATAATGCGGAAATCAAATCTGCGATGGAGCTTTTTCTGAAGGAAAATCCATCGGCAGTGGGACAGAGGCAAGCTGTTGCACAAATAATTGGAGAAATGCATCGGTATAGCATTAATGTCCCTTCTTTCAAGTTAGATAACATTGATACTCTTACCGTAACTGATATTGAAAGCATCAAAGCAAACGTTGATGCAGTTTCCAAAGTTATTACCTCCAAAACCGCAGCCGATTATAACCAGGCTGTCAGCAATGGTATGAGTTCCGAAGCTGCACTGACTGTAGCTAAAGATGGTGGTGCAGTCTTAAAAGAATTCAACCGAATTGATTCGGATATCGACCAACTGAATAAAGACACCACTTTTGCAATGGACGCTGACGGCAACATTACTCTGGATGAGACAGCCGGTACAGGTGAGCGCTATGGCGTGAAGGATGTTGTGGCTGAAGTTGTTGAGGATACCACCGTTCGTGTGGCAGAAGACGGTTCCCTGACCACAGCCCGTAACACGCAGACAACCAAACGCGTAAATGAAGCGGTGGTTGACCTTGATAAATCTGTAAGAACTAACAGCCAGGACATTGCAACCAACAGAAAAGCGATTCAGTCAAACAGCCGCCAGCTGCAGGAGCACAATGCACGTCTGAATGACCATCAACGCCAGATTCGTGAAAACCACGAAGAGATGAAACGCGCAGCGGCACAGAGCGCAGCACTTGCCGGTCTGTTCCAGCCGTACAGTGTGGGCAAATTCAACGCCACGGCAGCCCTGGGTGGTTACAGTGACAAACAGGCCGTTGCTGTCGGTGTGGGCTACCGTTTCAATGAGCAGACCGCAGCGAAAGCGGGTATTGCAGCAAGCGACGGTGACGTTTCTTACAACGTGGGCGTTAACTTCGAGTTTTAATTGCTGACAGTGACATGAAGCATGACGGCAGGTGCGGGATTTTGGCCTGCCGTTTTTTTCATGTGTTCAGAGACAGTGAGGAGATGCGATGAAGGTGATTCTGGCGACCCGCAACCGTTATCTGGAGTACGGCCTGCAACAGATGCTTGAGGGGTACAGTGTCATACTGGCCCGGGAATTTTTTATGCCGGAGAACAGGAAGCACACACCGGAGAATAATGAATCATGGGTGATTATCTGTGATGCGCTGCTTGGCAGGCTGATGCGCTGTATGTTTCAGGGACGCCGTTATCTTCAGCTGGATGCGGAGGAGATGACGGGGCGTCTGGATACATACAGGAAAATCCGTAACGGTGACTGGGTGCAGAACACGTATGCGCGTCCTCTGACGATGTCCGAGATGGTGGTGATGTTTGGTTATGTGTACCGTGAGTCAAAGCCGTGTCATCTTGCGCGTGAAATGGGGATAAATACGAAGACGGTGAACACCTTTCTGTATCTGGGGCTTGGTAAAAATGGCCTGAGGTACAGGAGTGTGAAGCACCTGGTGGGACTGGCATAGCCGTATTGTTATCCGGTACTGAAGAGCAATCAGGTAAATTGTCATGAAACAGGCAAATCTGAAATACGTAAAGAAGCGCTACACAGCAGGAGCGATGTGTTTCATGCTTTTTGTGTGGCTGGGTGCAGTGGTGACGCTCTGTGCAGTGGCTGCCGTAATGATGCAATAAAGAAAGGGGAGCAACATGCTCCCCGACCAGAAGAAAGACGTTTGATAACAATTAGTGAGTTGTTACGTCTTGCCCAGAATATCATAGCAACACTCTGTTGTAGTGATTCCGATCGCGATTTTAGCGAATTCCACCATAAATCCCCTGATTTTTAATCCTGAAGCAGTCAAAGGAATTTCTATGCCTTATATCGATATCACCACGATGCGTGGGATGATGCCGCGCGTTGTGACATCCATGCTGCCCGATCATTCCGCTGTACTGGCGGAGGACTGCCATTTCCGGTTTGGTGTTATTACACCAGAACGTCAGATATCCGGGGTTGAGAAAACATTCACAATTAAGCCAAAAACAATTTTTCATTACCGTGATGATTTTTGGTTTGCGTGGCCGGATGTGGTGGATGTGATCCGCAGTCCCGTTGCTCAGGATAATTACGGGCGGATTTACTACACTGACGGAAAATTTCCAAAAGTCACGGCTGCTGAAATTGCCACTAAAGGAGAGGGTAATTTCCCTGCTGCATCATATCGTCTGGGGATCCCTGCACCGACAACAGCACCTGTTTGTACAGTTCAGCGCGGGGAAGCGATTTCTGATGATAACCCGAATGATGATGAAACACGCTTTTATACCGAAACCTTTGTATCGGCGTATGGTGAGGAAGGGCCTCCCGGACCTGAATCGCTGGAAGTCACCGTGGGGATCCCTGATACTCCGGTTCAGTTAACACTCTCTCCGGTTCCGTTGCAGGACGCAAACATCAATCGTCGTCGTATTTATCGTTCTGTCTCAGGGGGCGGAGAAGCCGATTTTTTACTCGTGGCTGAGCTTGAAGCATCCGTGCTCAGTTACACGGACAACATACCGGCGAAAAACCTCGGACCTTCTCTTGCAACATGGGATTACCTGCCGCCGCCGGAGAATATGACAGGTCTTTGCCTGATGGCTAATGGTATTGCCGCCGGGTTTGCCGGTAATGAAGTGATGTTTTCGGAAGCGTATCTGCCGTATGCATGGCCGGAAGTGAATCGTCACACGACGGCAGAAGATATTGTGGCTATCTGTCCGCTGGGAACGTCACTGGTGGTGGCGACAAAGGGGGAGCCTTATCTGTTCAGTGGTGTATCGCCTTCCACAATTTCTGGCTCCAGAATTCCTTCCATGCAGGCATGCCTGAGCCGAAGAAGTATGGTGGCGATGGAGGGATTCGTACTCTATGCTGGGACAAACGGTCTGGTATCTGTTGATGTAAACGGTAATACAGCACTGGCAACGGAAAAGATTATTTCACCTGAACAGTGGCAGAGTCAGTTTAACCCGGCGTCCATTGTGGCTTATTCCTGGCGTGGTGAGTACATTGCCTGTTACACGAAACCGGATGGTAAGCAGGATGTGTTTGTATTCAGTCCGGTGAACATGGATATCCGTTATCTCAGTACACCGTTTGACTGCGCATGGGTTGATCTCGCGAAAGATATGATGCGCGTGGTGACAGGAGACAAAATGTCAGTGCTTGCCGGGGGCTCTCTGCCATCCACGATAAGGTGGCATTCAAAAATTTTTTCATTACCTGAAAGAACCTCTTTTTCCTGTATCAGGGTGAAATCTCCGGCACCTGAGTGGGTGGGGATCACCGTTATGGCTGATGATGTTCCTGTGATTCATTTTGCGCCGGGTACGTTTAAGGGAAATGTGGTGAGACTTCCGGCAGCAACCGGGCAAAACTGGCAGGTGATGGTATCCGGATTCGGGCAGGTGGAACGAATAACCCTGAGTACATCGATGTCGGAGCTACCGATATGAGCAAAAAACCGTGGCGTGCGGGGAAGGATTTATCCACTGTTGTGGAGAACATGGAAATTGGCACCGGGCAGCGTGGTGACGGACGACACGCGTTTGTGACCCGTGAAGAACTGGTAGGTCTTAAGCTGGCCCGCCGTCGGGCGTCACTGACGGGGATGTATTCTCTGAATCCCGGTGTTGATGCTGTCAGTAGTGAACAGAATGTCGTGGAACACCCTGCAAAACCACAGAATGTTAAGGCGACGGGAGGATTTGGCTCAGTCCTTCTGGAGTGGGATGTGGGAAATTATCGCGGGCATTCGCTGACAGAAATCTGGCGGGGTACGGAAGATGACCTTGCGGATGCGGTACTGGTTGCCACGACGCCGGGGCAGGTTTACGGCGATCCGGTTGATCCGGGGTGGTCGGGGTTTTACTGGATACGTTTTGTGAATGCCGCTGGCGTTAAAGGGCCGTGGCATGCTGTTTCCGGAGTGGCAGCACAGACACAAATTTCTGTTCAGGCGCTGATTGACCAGATTAAGGAAGAAGCGGCGAACTCTCCTGTTGTGGAGGAGTTACGGCAGGAAATTAAGGATGCCGAGGGGCGGGCAGTCGAAGAGGCGGGGATACAGACAACGGAGGCAGTGGGGAATTTAAAAGAGGAAACGCTGAAAACGATTGGCGGGGTGGAGAGCCGCATAACCGGCATGGACTCATCCACAAGTGAATCGCTTAATGAGATTAATGAGCGAATCACTGAACTGGATGAAGGAGGCAGTAAAGCCTTCCTGTCCATGTGGTCAAAAAAAGCCGGAGCGGATGGAGTGACGGCTGGTATCGGGATTGTCGCCGGAAAAGACAGTGAAGGCAGGCCTGTAAGTCAGGTTGCAATTTCTGCGTCGCAGTTGTTTGTCTTTGACCCGAACAACCCGGATAACACCGCCTATCCGTTTGCGGTATCAGGTGGCAAGGTTGTGATCCCGAAAGCGATGATTTATGACGCGGTGATTGAAACACTGGTGTCGCGGAAGGTTGTGGCGGATGAGGTAAAAGCCGGGGTAAGTATCACTTCGCCAGTTATCCGGAGTGCCGTTATTCAGAACGGAAACTTTCAGGTTGAGTCCGATGGCAGCATAAAAAGTGGGGAACATTTCAGCGTTTCAGTGAATGGAGATGTGACGGCCAGTAATGCGAAGATCAGTGGTCATATTGATGCGGATTCCGGCACGCTGAATAACGTGATGATTGAAGAAGACTGCATCATTAAGGGAACAATGAGTGCGGACAGAATCATCGGAGATATCGTCAAGGGATATTCCTTCGAACCTCATGATGGCACGCTCCATATTACGAACCACAAGTATGGAGAGGGTTATGTCATCTTTAAGGCGGAGGTATCTCTTGCTGATGATGTTTCGTTTGATCGCAAGTTGATACTCCTTCCCTTCACTTTCTATTCAGGAACACTGACGATAGAGATTAACGGAAGAGTTGTCATTAAGGCAGACCCAAGAGTTGCTAATACGGGAACGGCTGGTTATTTTGACAGATACGACAATCCTGTTTACACGCGCACCAACCTCGGGAACACCGTTTCAGGAGTATGGGATGTGGCGGCAGGAGGGGGAGATACACGGATTACAGTGACAATGAGAGTTGAAGGTGGTCCTGGCAATATGGGGGATGTGGAAGGGAGAAAGAGAGAACTGGTGCGATGGAGATATGACGCCTTTACTCTCATGGTGGCGAAATCGACAGATTCCGGTTTTACCCGGATATCGTGACAGGCAGTTGTAATACGGATTGCCGGAAGGAGACAAAAACCGTACAGTATGCGCGGGTGCCTTTCGGCTGATGGCTGGAGGGAGAACCTGAAGGCTGAAGTGGTCAACAAAAACTGGCCACCGAGTTAGAGTTTTTTCCAGTATCGATTTTCCGATTCGTTTGGTGGTAACCCACCATTATATTCGTGCGGTCTTAGTGCGCTGTAATATCCAACGATATAGTCCGTTATTGCGTGAGCTGCATCGCTGAAGCTTACATAGCCCGTCGCCGGCACCCATTCGTTCTTCAGACTCCTGAAGAAGCGCTCCATTGGGCTGTTATCCCAGCAGTTTCCACGCCGACTCATACTCTGCCTGATCCGGTATCTCCACAGTAACTGCCGGAACTGCCTGCTCGTATAATGACTGCCTTGATCGCTGTGGAACATCACCCCGACGGGCTTACCACGGGTTTCCCATGCCATTTCCAGTGCTTTCATGGTAAGCCTGCTGTCCGGCGAGAACGACATGGCCCAGCCCACTGGTTTTCTTGCGAACAGGTCGAGAACAACGGCGAGGTACGCCCAGCGCTTACCTGTCCAGATATAGGTCACATCACCGCACCACACCTGATTTGGCTCGGTCACGGCGAACTGCCGTTCAAGGTAGTTAGGGATAGCAACATGTTCATGACCACCACGTTTATACCGGTAAGTCGGCTGCTGACAGCTGACCAGCCCCAGCTCTTTCATGAGTCTGCCAGCAAGCCAGCGCCCCATCTGGTAGCCTCTCTGGGTTGCCATTGTGGCGATGCTTCTTGCTCCGGCAGAGCCGTGGCTGATGCCATGCAGTTCAAGTACCTGGCTGCGTAATACAGCCCGTCTGCCGTCTGGCTTTTCAGGACGGTTTTTCCAGTATTTGTAGCTGCTGCGATGGACCCCGAACACATGGCAGAGAGTGGCCACAGGATAACGCGCCCTGAGTTTCCCGATTATCGAGAACTGTTCAGGGAGTCTGACATCAAGAGCGCGGTAGCCTTTTTTAATATTTCATTTTCCATTTCAATACGTTGTAGCTTTTTCCTGAGCTCACGGATTTCAATTTGTTCCGGGGTAATGGGGGAGGCTTTTGGTGTTTTTCCCTGCCGCTCATCACGTAATTGTTTCACCCATCGCGTCATTGTGGAAAGGCCGACATCCATAGCGCTGGCTGCATCTGCCACGGTGTAATTCTGGTCAACGACCAGTTGAGCGGATTCGCGTTTAAACTCTGCGCTGAAATTTCTTTTTTTCATTATGGCACCTGTGTTGTTCTGAGGTGAGCATATCACCTCTGTTCAGGTGGCCAAATTCAGTAAACCACTTCAGGCCTGATATGGAAAGGCCCCGAGTCAACTTTAACGTTAACCCGAGGCCCTGACCGTACAACCTTCACAAGTAGTAGGTTAGCGCCTCTCCATTCAGGAGACAAGCGTTATGTCGCAAAAATCGCTCATCACCGTCACAATTTGCATGACGGTTATCTTCACCATCTGGATGTTGCACGGTTCACTGTGTGAGTTCCGGCTGAATTTGTGGGGAGCGGAGTTTGCGGCGTTCTTACAGTGTAAGCAGTAGGAAAACCGCGACGGGGACGAAAGTCCCCGTCAACTGGTTGCTGAGGTTCAGCCGATATGGCACCCGTTTGTAGTGTATGTTTTATACAATGCAGGCTGACAGAGAGAGGTAATATTTATCAATGGTAAATAATAACCACAGAAAATGTTTTGTTTTTTCTGAGTAATACTGGTGTTATTTAGGGTAAGTTTTTGATGCGTATTGCATTCTTGTGATTTTAATCATTAATTTTTCTTAACCCATTGATTTTAATATTTTATTTGCCTTGTTATTATGAGTAGTATCCCTGAAGACATTTGCGTTCCGAATGTCAACATATTTATAACATGATTTAACATAGGGTGCACATCATGAAAAAGGCAAGCAAGCTGTTGTTGGCTTTAATGCCGGCATTAAGCCTGTCATTATTTTCTGCCGGGGCGTATGCCAGTGGTTATTCCGTTACACCTGAAAGTCTGAATAGTAATTCAATGACTCAGGGTGACTTTTTGAAAGGTATCGGTGTATATACACAAAATGGAGAACCATTAATTAAGCTTGAGAATGGTCAGGTTACTCCTCTTAAAGGGAATACACCAACCTCATTAAATATAGACGCTGTTTCCGGTAAATATTTGAAATATACCTTAATTGATTATGGTAAAGCTGGCCTGACAGATACCGAGTTAGTTGCTCCAAGGGGAGACATCGTCTCATATTATGATTACGCGAATGAGACAGCTTATTTTGTAAACACAAAAACCAATCAAATTCTGTTTAGTGCAGATGGCGAAGGAGTTGTCTCGACAGTAGGCGCTGATGGAAAAACATATTCAAGACATATTCCTGAAATTAGTGAATATATTTATGAAATTAAAATGAAGGCTGTGCAATATGGAGCCACTATTGACACTGGTCTTTCTGCTGCAGATGTAACAGATATTCACGCCCGTCTGTCTTCTCTGGGCACCGGTAAAACTCAGGTTGGTGGCGGGGCAACAGCAGGCGGAGAAAACGCCACTGCTGTCGGTTACAACGCCACTGCAAACCATACGAACAGTGTTGCTGTAGGGGCTAACTCTCAGACCACTCGCCCCGATGAAGTTAATGTGGGGAATCGTGTAATTGGTGGGCTTCGTGATGGTGTTCAGGCTGCGGATGCCGCAACCTATGGTCAGTTAGAGCGCTATCGTATTGCAGAAGAGAATGCCCGTATTCAGGGTGATGCACAGACACTGAAGTCTGCTAATACCTACACAGATAACCGGGTCAGTACCCTGGAGCGTAGTACTAATCAGCAATTCCGTCAGTTACGTGATGAGGTGGAGAAAAACCGTAAACGTGCAGATGCAGGTATTGCAGGAGCAATGGCGATGACTGCCATTCCTGTTGTTGAGGGTAAAACGTACTCCTTTGGTATGGCTGCAAGTAACTACCGTGATGAGCAGGCTATCGCAGCAGGTATGCACTTCCGCACCACTGAAAATTCTGCTGTACGTTTGAATGCTTCATGGGATACCCAGAACGGTTCAGGTGTTGCTGCGGGTATGTCTGTCGGCTGGTAATTTATTTTTTGCGGAGAACGCCAGCCGTGTTGGTTATCGGAAGCGTTCTCCGTCATCCTTCTGTCGCTGAAGACACAGCACAGTCACATTGTTCTTTTTTGTGGTGAGAGTGTGAGTGAAAAAATTCTCCGGTATATGCAGCGTGTGGTGAGAAATTCCCGCAACCCTGAATTTATGAATGAAGTTAAAGACGCCTGCTTTAAAAAGCAGGCGTTTTGTTTTGAGGCACCTGATGGCTTTCTGGTGCTGCGTTCTGTGCTCAGTGCTGATGGTATCCCTTATGTTCTGGTGTTGCTGGGCGTGTGTACGGGGAGTAACAGTGTTGAGCGTTATCTGCCGGAGGTGAAGACATTAACCCGTCTGGCTGGCGGACGTTGGGCTGAATTTCATACGGCAAGGCGGGGATTTATCCGGCTGGGAAAACGTCTGGGCTTTGAGCGAATGCCGGATGATGAGGATGGCTTCATGGTGTTCAGGATAGCGGTCTGACTGCCACAGTTTTCATCATCGTGTTTAAACCAACATTGCAATTCACATTCTGACCCTGCTCCGGCAGGGTTTTTTTATTATCCAGGGGGCCATTATGGGTGGAAGTAAAGGTGGTGGTGATACCAAAGTAAAACCAACAGCAGCGCAAATAGCACAGGAAGAAGTGGCCTGGAAAGGGTGGCAGGATTACAAAAATATCCTCCGCCCGGCTGAAGATAACTTCATGGAAAAGGTCGATGACCTGAACAGTGAGCAGCAGTACGACAATATTGCTGGCACCACAAATCTGGGGTATCAAAAACAGTTTGGCGAAGCGCGGAAGGAGCTGGCAAGTAATCTCACTCGGTCCGGTGTTGACCCGTCCAGTGGTCGCTTTAACGCGGTAATGAATGCGAACCAGAGTGATCAGGTAACCGGGCAGATTGACACAACCACACGGGGGCAGGTATCGCAGGCAGATAAGTATGTTGCCGGGCTACAGGATGTTGCTGCTCTCGGTTCTGGTCAGAAGGCGGATGCGTTACAGAGTTTTAACTCTCTGGCAGACAGCAGTCTGGCAAAAGCTAAATCGGATGCACAGGCGGCGTTTACGAAACAGCAGGGGCGAGCCTCTCTTGTTGGCGCTGGTCTGGGTGCGGCAGGTGCATATGCGATGCATAAGGCTGGCGGTAGCGGAGGAAGTGGCGGTGCTAAAACACCTGGCACTGGCGCTAATGCCATTCAGCATCAGGCTCAGAACTGGAGACTGTGATTATGGAGTACGGTAAATACGAAACACTTGCGAGATACGGTTATACCGGAGCAGCCCGCCCTCAGGGGGACTGGCAGACATCCGCAGCGCTGACCCGCCAGCAATACGACGACTGGCGCACCAGATATTTACCCCGTGTAGCAAGGCTGGCTGACCTTGGGGAGAACAACAGTCTGATGAATCCACAGCTTGCACGGGTGGGAGGCCTTGCCACTTCCAGTCTCCGTACAGCGCAGATGGCGCAGGATAACCAGATGGCGAGATACGGGGTAAGCCGCCCGGATAATCCCGACAGTAATACGCTGGGGTTACGTAATGCCCTGGCAATAGCAGGTGCGAAAAATGGTATCCGTGAAGCCGAACAGGATCGCCAGATGAATATTCTGACGGGGGCTTCTGCACCGGCAAGACAGAAACTGAGTGTTGGCGGACAACTGGTGGCAGCGTAAGGGGGCAATATGGGATACGGTTTACTGGATATTGCAAATCAGTCGCGGCGTGAGGCATTACAGGGAATAAGTGACGCAGACAGACGACGTACAGAGATTGAGGCATCAAATAAACAACTGGCTGCTCAACAGAAAGCTCAGAAAAAACAGAATATCGGTACGGGCATTGGTACGGGGGCCACTATCGGGGCGACTGTTGGTTCAGCAGTACCGGTAGTGGGGACAGCCGTCGGCGCTGTTGCTGGTGCAGTAATTGGCGGCATTGCAGGCGCTTTGTTTTAAGGAGTGGTGAATGAGCGGATTTGCACAGGGGTTACTTGCCGGATTCAGCACTGTTGACCAGGCAATGACCCGTCGTAAGGAGCTTGGTTTGCGAGAAGCACAGCTTGCTCAGCAACAGAAAAATAACGAGCGCGATTTTGAATTTGCGCAGTCTCAGTTTGAACATAATAAAGACGTTGATCAGCGGAACTTTGATTACAGAGCCAAAGTTGATGACCGCAATTACACACTGCAGGAAAGGGAGTTTAACGCCAACCAGAATTACCGGAATGCGTCGCTGGGGATGGAACAGCAACGACTCCAGTTGCAGAAATACAACCAGCGACGGCTTGAGTATAACGATATGCTGGCGCGCGATCAGCCTGTGATGGCGGCGCTGGGAAAAGCGATTGATGCGGGTGACCATGATGCGGCTTCTCATCTGTTCGGTAAATTATCGGACGCCAATCCGCTTAAGATGATGTCAACGGTAGGCTATGCTGCGAAAGCGGGTCAGGCCGTGAACAACCTGCAGAAAATCTTTGATGATAAGCCGGACAGGGCGATTGCTTCGCTGAATACCCCGGAAAATCTCGATGTGCTTTCCGGCGTGTTTGCCCCGGAACTACAACAGCGTATTGGCATGCCTGATTCAACCGGGGAAAAAACGATAAAAGAGGCCAGGATTGGCAGTATCGTACCGGCGCAGCAGGAAGGGTACGTACTTATTGGCCTTGATCTCACATACAGCGATGGCTCCACCGCGCATAAACCTGTAACAGAATACGGCAGTGCGCACCCTGATGATCAAACCGTGCTGGCGATACCCGTTGATAAGGCTATCGCTCAGGTCAGGGATCGCAGCAAATTTGCAGAGATATCGAAAAATTATGGTTATTTTATGCCGAAGCAGCAGGGACTTTCTCTGAAAGAGCTTCAGAAGGGGGCCAGCAACGTAGCGGCGGACGCGATCAAGAATGGCGGTAATGCTCAGGCTGCGGTGGATGAATATTATGCTGCGACTGGTTCACAACCGCATCAACAGAAAATTCAGCAACAAAAACTTCAGCAACAGGTTATCAACTGGGCGGGAGATGATCCTGATAAGCTGTCATTTGCCAGAAATGTAGCGGCCCGTCAGCCTGAAATGCTGGAACCTCAGAATCAGAAATTGCTGGAGAACGGGTATGCGAATTTTCTCCGTATTCAAAAGGCCAGGGGGGAACAGGCCAGAGATGAAAGTGCTTCATCTGCATCTCAGTTTATCCGTGGACTGAAACAGAATTACGCCCAGTAATTCACGATATTCCATTAATACCATTTCCTGATGCCCGGCCATTGTGCCGGGTTTTTTTATGGAGTCTGTATGGCCTATTCAGAGGAACAGCGTCCTGAGGCGCAACTCGGTAACCAGAATCGTAACAGCCTGAACATTCAGCAACCCGGCGAAACTGACAGCTATGAAGCATTTTTCTCAGATCCGAATCGCTGGAAGGATAACAGTACGTCGTTCAGCCTGGGCGATGTATTGCCAACAATGGGTAAAGGTTTCGCCCAGTCCGTCCGGGGAACAGGGGAAATGGCCCGTGGACTCGGTGATGCGATGATTCAGAGCCCGGTAAAAACAGGGGCGCGTATTTTAAATGAGTTCAGCCGTATGGGGCTGCCGGGTGTCGCAACTGTGCAGGATATTTTTGCCGGTGGCAGCAGGGGGGCTGATGAGGTCATCGATACCCTGCCTGATGGCAAAAACGCGGTTACTGATACTGTCGGTAAAGGTCTGAAGGCAACCGGTAAGGCTGTCAGTGATGGTGCTGAAGCCACTGATGAATGGCTGACCGGTAAGATGTCGCCGGGTGCAGTTCGTGCGCTGAATACGCCGATGACCGAAGGCTATGATGATTCTGCGGTCTGGGTGGCGAAGGGTGTAAACCTGATTGGTGCGCTTGTACCTGATATGGTTGTTGGCGGTGTGGCTAAAAAGGTGGGTGATGTCACACTGCGAAAAATGCTGACCGCCGGGCTGGAGAAAAAATACATCGCGGCAGGGATGCAGCCGGAAAGAGCCACGGCACTGGCAGCAGAAGCTGTCGATAAAAAAATGCCGGATTTATTCCAGGCGGGCCTGATCACCCATTCCACAGCCAGTGCACAGGGGCAGAGTGCAATGGCGGCAGCAGATGCTGTTCTTAATGCGGATTACTCTGAGCTGGCGCAGTCACCGAAATTTCAGCAGACGTTTTTGTCCATTGACGCCGACCCGCAGCACGCACAGCTTACTGATCGCCAGAAAATGGATCTGGCAAAAGAGCGTGTTGCCGATGAGGTGCGCGCGCAGCTGGCAACCGATCCTGAATTGCTGGCTGTGAATGCCATGGCGGCAAAACTGGGTGACGCACAACTGTTTAATCTGGTGACACGAGGCACAGCGAAGACCGTTAAAAGCGGCATTGTCAGAAATGCCACTGCACAGGGGGCGATTAATGCGGCGCAGGGCGGCTATTCACGCTATCAGGAAAACACGGCATTGCGTGAGACCGCCGGAATGGATGTGTCACCGTGGGAGGGCGTGGCTGACGCAACGATCGAAGGTGCAGCCTTTGGTGCTGCGATGGGGGCTCCATCCGGTGCGGTTGCCGGATATCGTGGCAGACGTCAGGCCGCAGAAGAAACCGCCATGCGTGATGCTGAAACCGTGCAGCAGGACGACGCAGCCCCGCAACCAGAATCTGTTGATCCGGTGGCGCAGCAGCGTGAATCCATGCAGGGCATGAATCGCGAGCAGCTTCTGGAGCAGTATGCTGATGCGGATATGGCAACAGAGGGTGACGCATCCGCAGCTCATCGCCGGGAAGCTGCCAGCCAGTTGTTGAATGAACTGGACGAACAGGCGAAGCGACAGGCTGTGATGAATGAGCTGAAGGCGAAGCCGCGTTCTGAACTGCTTGAGGAATACCGCAGACTCAGCCAGAAAGAGGGGCGCACCGAGACTGAAGAACAACAGTTTCAGGCAATACGAGAAGTCATTCGCCCACAACAGGAAGTGACGCCGGAAGCACAGTCACAGCCTGAAAATGCGGAGGATGGTAACGGGAGCATTTACCCGACGGTGCGGTTCCGGGACCCGAATGAAGTCCGCATTGAAATTAACGGGAATGGTGCGTCCAGACCAGCGGAACGCATTGAAAAGGTGCGCCCGGACAACCGTTATTTCACGGATGAGAAAAGCGCCATGGGGAGTGATGTTTTCCGTAATGCCGCCGCTACCGGCCTGAAACCGTCCGTAGTGAAGAAAGGCGAGAATCAGTATGCCGTTGAAATGGATAATCCTGCGTTCTCTGAAGATGTGGCAACGGAAACCATTAACACCCTGGCTGACGGAGAGCGTATTGCTGATGCTGACCCGATGGAGCAGCCCGCGTTCATGCGTGACCCACGATTCCGTGGTTTCACGGGGGATGATACGGAGGTACAGGCCCGCCTTGCCCGTGGCAACGTGCCGACGGCAGAGGAGCTTGTACGTTCACAGATGGCTGAAGGTGATGCCGGTCCGACAGCACAGGAGTTAACTGAGCGTCCACGCCTGCCCGCTCCCGGCGATATTCATCCCGGACAGGGATATCCGTTACCGGGAGAGGTGGCGCGTACGCCGGATGAGAATCAGGCAGGACGTGGTGGTCGTTTTACCACAACCGGTGAGGTTAAGGGCCAGAGTTTCCAGAAAGGACAAGCTCCGGCACCGGAAAACGCCGCTGGTCGCCAGGGGGAAACACTCGAGGGTGAAATGGTTCGTCGTGGTCTGCCGTCACCGGATGCGCAGAACGCGACAGCACCGGTACGTGAAGGGCTACCGGCTCCTGACATTGCGCGTAATGTTCGTATGCCTCAGCCTGAATCACTTCCCCGCACTGTACGGGACTCACTGCCTGAGCTTGCACAGCAGGCAGAAGTACGCCGACAGGCCGGAGGAAATCGTGACATCCCGCAGCCTGAGACAATCGCACCTGAATCTGAAACAACTGTCTCTACTGACAGGGAAGCTACCGCACGCGGAGGTGAAGTCAGGGGCAAAAAAATTGAAGACTTTGGCGAGGAGATTAAGGGCGCGGCAAAACACCGTTATGCACAGCTTGCCGAAACACTGGGTAAAACGCTGGAAGACAGGGATTATGCCACGCAGCCGCTGAGCAAACTGTTCCCGAAACCGGACTACGCAAAACTGGCGAACGAAGGTGCCGATGCTGACACCCTGGCAATGATAGCGCTGTATCGTAGCGATATTCCGGCGAAGACGAAACACAATACGGCAGGCTGGGGGGAGAGCATAAAAAAAGTACGACACAGTGTATCGGAAATGCTGAACGGAACGGTCAGCGCGAAACGCCTCGCAGAATGGATGGAAGGCAGAATGCCCTCCCGTTACGCGGACACCTGGCAACTGTTACGCACTCTGCCACCCTCACAGATGGACAGAGCTTCTGCTTATCGGGTGGTATCGGGTGTGTATCAGGCGGCAGGAGGGAAGCGTTACGATCCGCCACAGAAACTTTATTCACTGCGCAATAAGGACAATAAGGGGAGTAACCTCTTTTTCTCGGAAAGCAGGGATGAATTACTGGCAAAGGCGAAAGTCTGGTTTGCAGAGCAGGAGGAAAAATCACAGGCGAAAGGTGATGAAAAAACAGCACCGTCACCGGATGACAAAATCCGCTTTGACGTTTACCGGAATACCCGCAGTGGCGATATTTTTATCGCTTACGGTAAAAACAAAATGCGGGTGAGAGGTGGCTTTAAGTCAGCCAGTGATGCGCGTAAGTACATTGATTCACATCGTGATGAGCTTGTTCGTCATGTGAAGGAGATGCGGGAGATTTCGCGTGAGGAGCAGCGCAACGCCACCAACCGCGACCGTACCGGACCAGAACGCCGCAAGGGGAATGTTTCACCGGAGCAGTTCAGTGATGCGTTTGGTTTCCGTGGTGTGCAGTTTGGTAATTATGTGGAAGGTCCGCGTCGTCAGGCTGATTTGAACCGGGCTTATGACTCGCTGCATGACCTTGCGGAAGTACTGAATGTACCGACAAAAGCGCTTTCCCTGAACGGTCGTCTTGGCCTGGCATTTGGTGCCCGTGGTAAGGGTAAGGCGGCAGCACACTATGAGCCGGGTGAGGCGGCAATCAACCTGACAAAAGGTAACGGACCGGGTGCGCTGGCGCACGAATGGTTCCATTCTCTGGATAATTATTTTGGTCGTTATGACGTTTCCACTGACGGGAAAATTACGTCAGGTGGCGACTTTATGACGGAAGCACAGCGTGCCAGGCGCGTATTTAAAGACGGCAGGTATGTTGATGCTGAATATCCGGTACGTCAGGAGGTTTACGACGCTTTTAAAGGTGTGATTCAGGCCATTAAAAACAGTGACATGCCGCGTCGTTCAGCGCTTCTCGATGAGGTGCGCTCAAAACCGTACTGGTCAACGGATGTTGAAATGGCGGCGCGTGCCTTTGAGCGTTATGTTCAGGATAAGGCGCGTATGGCTGGCGTGGAGAATGATTATCTGGTCAATATCCGTAAGGCACCTGAGCACAACACAGATAACACCTACGCTTATCCGACGAATGCGGAACTGGATGGCGGTATTCGTGAGGCATTCGATCACCTGTTCCGCACCCTGAAAACCCGTGAGACGGACAAGGGCGTTGCGTTTTATTCCCGTAAGGGCGTGACCCGCACACCTGAAGGTAATCTCATTTCGGATGTTAACCGTAGTGCGGAAGCCAAAGGCAGCCCGGTCCCGCAGGTTGAAGCGGTTGCCCGTGGCGTGATGAGCGGCATTAAGGACAGTGACCTGAAGGTCCGTGTGGTGAAGTCACAGAAAGAGGCTGAAGCGCTGGCGGGTGAATCGTTCGACGGTTACGGCAGGGTGCACGCATTCTATCGTCCGGATAAACGAGAAATTGTCCTGGTGGCGGATAACATCCCTGACGGGCGGACCGTACGCGAGAAGTTGCGTCACGAGATTATCCACCATGCCATGGAGCATGTTGTCACGCCAGCGGAATATCAGACGATTATCAAAACCGTGCTGAAAACCCGCGACAGTGATAACGCCACCATCCGTGAAGCATGGCGTAAGGTTGATGCGTCCTATGGTAAGGAATCACCGGAAGTACAGGCGGGTGAATTTCTGGCACATATGGCGGAGAAACAGCCGAATAAATTCGTGGCGGCATGGGAGCGTGTTGTTGCCCTGGTCAAAGGGGTACTGCGTCGTACGGGGTTACTGAAACCGACGGAACTGAACGATATCAGACTTGTTCGCGAGACCATCCGTACGTTAGGCCAGCGTGTGCGGGAAGGTTACACGCCGCGTGAGGATGGCGCGGGCGCATCGTCTCAGTACTCCCGTAGTGGTAAACCTGATCCGTTCAAAGTGCCGGAAGGTGAGGGTGAACGTTATCGCGATGACCTTGCCAGAATGATGAAATCTCTGCGTACCACAGATTTAACGGTAAACATCGGGCGTACGCCGCCGGTATTGCGTCACCTTGGTGCACCGGATTTGCCGCTGGTTATTTCCCGCGATACTGTGCGGAAGGCCACCAATGGTGTGAAACATGTGGTGCCGATGGATGTTATCGAGAGACTACCGGAACTGATGCACGATCCGGATGCAATTTACCGTTCCGCGACAGAAAGAAATGCGGTTGTGATGCTGCTTGATGCCGTGGATAAAAATGGTGATCCGGTAGTGTCTGCGGTGCATATGAAGGCAACCCAAAAACTTCTGGAAGTTAACCGTATTGCTTCTGTTTACGGAACGGAAAACGGGAAAAAACTGAAGAGTATGGAAATGGCTGGCTTAACATTATACAGGAGAGAAAAACTAAACCCTGATGGTTCTCTGTACAGAGGGCTCCAATTGCCCAAAGATGAGCACTCCCGTCAGGGTTCTGCGGATAAAATACTCTATCCTGAAGATATTCTCAAGGGGCCGTATTACTCCCGTACCAGCAGTCTGACACCGGAAGAGACAATTGCATCGCGTTTTGTGCGCCAGATGCAGGATAAATTCCAGGTGCTGAAAGCTGTTCAGGAGAATATCCGTAAAACTGGTGGAAAAATAGACGACAGTAACAACGCTTATATGGCGGAAGAACTCTTCCACGGGAAGGCGGAAAACGACCTGAACGTGATGAAGGAGCGCTACGTTCAGCCACTGGCTAAATTACTGGCGGACTACAAAATTGCGCAGGCCGATCTGGATGAGTACCTCTACGCCCGTCATGCACCGGAACGTAACGCGCATATCGCGAAAATCAACCCGAAAATGCCGGACGGCGGTTCGGGGATGACCAACGCGGAAGCGGCGGAAATCATGCAGCGTGTGCGTAACAGCGGCAAACAGGCACAGTATGACCGTCTGGCAGGGATTATTGACGATATGCTGGCCCGTCGCCGTGAGATTATCCGTGAGGCAGGACTGGAAGAGAGCGGCGTGGTGGATGCCTGGCAGAAAGCCTACCGTTACTACGTCCCCCTGAAAGGGCAGGATGTTGACGGTGTGGTGTCACTGCCACGTACAGGCAAGGGATTCACCATCGGCGGGCGTGAAAGTAAGCAGGCCATGGGGCGTGCATCCCGCGCACAGTCTCCTTCCACTCAGGCGATACAGGATTTGAGTGAATCGCTGATCCGCAATCGCAAAAATGAAGTGGGTAACGCCTTCCTGAAACTGGTACAGGATAATCCCGACAAGGATTACTGGCAGGTATTCAGTGATGACAGACCGGATACCATGCGTGTGATTGCAGAGCGCAAGGACCAGGAAACTGGTGAAACCATTCGCGAAGTTGTCGAGCGTCCGGTGGCGATGGCAATGATGGCAGACCGGTACTTCACCACCAAAAAGAACGGCAAAACGTACTACATCAAACTCCATGATCCGCGCCTGATGCGTGCGATGAAGAATATGGGACCGGAAACCAGTAACGCAGTAATCCGTACGCTGGGGAAAGTTAACCGCTTCCTGGCAACGGTGAACACGTCGTATAACCCGGAATTCCTGGTCAGTAACTTCATCCGTGACGTGCAGACAGCGGTGATGAATCTGAAGGCGGAGCAGGGAAGGAGCGACGGCAAACTGAAAGGGCTGGATAACTTATCCGCACTGGCTGTGGTGAAAGACAGCCGTTCTGCTATGTCAGCCGTATACGCCAGTCTGCGTGGCAAAAACCTCACGGGCAAAGGTGCGCAGTGGCAGAAGGTGTGGAAAGAGTTTGTTGAGGACGGAGGTAAAACCGGCTGGTTTAACATGGGTGACCTTGAAGGCCAGCAGAAGGAAATGGATCGCCTTGTATCGCTGGCGAAGGGAGGATGGAAAGGCCAGAGTATCGGTGCATGGAATTCGTTCCTGAACCTGGTCGAGGATGCCAACGGTGCGGTTGAAAACGCACTGCGTCTGTCAGCTTATAAACACGCCCGTGATGCCGGTTTGTCACGCCAGCAGGCGGCGTCTCTTGCCAAAAACATGACGGTGAACTTTAACCGTCGTGGTGAGCAGGGAGCGCTGATGAACTCGCTGTACATGTTCGCCAACGCCAGCATTCAGGGGACCGCAAACCTGGTGAGAACGCTCGGACATCTTAATGGCGACGGGCCGTTACTGGAGCGCCTTCGCTGGAAGAATCTCAATGTACCGCAGAAAATCGCGCTTGCAGCTGTGGGAGCGGGTTATCTGCTTGGCTCGCTTAACCGCAGTGTTGCGGGGGAGGATGATGACGGGGTTAACTGGTATGACAAGGTGCCGTCTCATGTGAAAGAGCGTAACCTCGTCATTATGAAATCGGTGTTCGGGGGCAAGGCCGGAGAGTACTGGAGTATTCCTCTGCCTTACGGGTACAACGTTTTCTTCCTGCTCGGGCATACCGCTGAAGGTGTGGCGGCGGGTGACCTGACGGCGTCCCGTGCTGCCGGTAATGTTGTTGGTGGTGTGCTTGGTGCATTCAGCCCGATTGGCAGTGAGACGTCGGAAACACTGTCCGGGGCATTGCTGAAAAATGCAGCGCCGACCATTCTGCGTCCGTTTGCGAACCTTGCCATGAATGAAAACTTCATGGGGGCGCAGATTTACCAGGAGAACATGCCGTTTGGTACACCAAAACCTGACAGCCAGCTGGGAAGACGTTCAACGCCAGAAGCGTACAAGGCGTTTGCATCCTGGCTGAATGCGTTCTCAGGTGGCAGCCAGTACCGTTCAGGCGCGGTGGATATCACACCGGAATCGCTGAAATACTGGGTGGACTATATCTCTGGTGGTACAGGGCGCTTCATTTCCAAAACCACGGATGCGGCGGTGAAATCGCTGAACGGTATTGATATACCGGAACAGCAGGTGCCTTTCCTGGGGAAAATTTCAGGTGAGGTGATGCCGTATGTTGACCAGCAGAAGATGTACGACCGGATGACAGAGGTTGCGCAGTATCACGCAGAGCTGAAGAGTCTGACCGGCGCAGAAAGAACGGCGTTCATTGACGAGAACAACGGAAAATTGTCGATGAACGGGCTTATGCAGGATACCCGGAAGAGACTGAAGGATTTGCGTAAACAGCGTGATGCCATTTACGCCGACAGTACTCTCAGTCTGGCGCAACAGTCGGCGATGGTGAAATCGGTAGAGCGGGATATGAAAATTGCCGTGGATCGGTTTAACCGCGAGTACAACAAAAAAGTGGGAGTGGATTAACAGAAATGGCCCCGTACGGAAGTGCGGGGCTAATGTGATTGGGGAGGGTGAGGATACCTGACACATCAGAGGTGGCGAGGGATTCCTCCCTTGCAGAGGTCTTTCTTCGTTATCAGTGCCGTCACAATGACGGTAATACAGAGATGAGCAGGGTGATTAACATCGCCTTTTGCTGCTTTCAT